TGCAGATTTTGGTCTGTACGGAACCGGGGGGTTTCGCGGCATCCCCGAAATGGGGTTGACCTGCGGTTTTGCTGATACCCTGTTGATTCCCGAAATGGGAGGAATGTCATGCCACCCCTACCTAAAGATCCTTCTGTGCGCGCTCGGCGCAATAAGTCGTCGACGCGGGCTACGTTGTCTGCGGATCATGATGTGGTCGCTCCTGAGTTGCCGGATGGTGTGGTGTGGCATCCGTTGACGGTGCGTTGGTGGAATGACATCTGGGCGTCGCCGATGGCCCCGGAGTACACCGATTCGGATATCAACGGGCTGTTTCGTGTGGCGATGTTGTACAACGATTTTTGGACCGCGGATACCGCGAAGGCGCGGGCGGAGGCTCAGGTTCGGCTAGAGAAAGCCGACACCGATTATGGGACGAATCCGTTGGCTCGCCGCCGGTTGGAATGGCAGATTGAGGCGACGGAGGATTCCAAGGCGAAGGGGTCGAAGCGGCGGAAGTCGGAGGCCGCGCCCGTGAGTCATCCTGCTCCCGGTGACGATCCGCGCCTGAAGCTTGTGACGTAGCGGTTCGACCGAGGCAGCTTAGATGGCTGTACTTCAGGTGCCGGCCGTGGATTTGGCGTTCCCGACGCTGGGTCCGCAGGTGTGCGACTTCATTGAGGATCGGATGGTGTTCGGCCCGGGGTCGCTGTCGGGTCAGCCTGCACGTCTCGATGACGAGAAGCGCGCGCTGGTGTATCGGCTGTATGAGTTGTATCCGCGTGGGCACCGTTTGGCTGGCCGTCGGCGGTTCGAGCGGGCCGGTGTCGAACTCAGGAAGGGTGTAGCCAAGACCGAGTTCGCGGCGTGGATTTGCGGTGTGGAGTTGCATCCAGAGGCGCCGGTTCGGTGTGACGGTTTTGACGCCGCGGGGAATCCTGTGGGTCGGCCGGTGCGGTCGCCGGTGATTCCGATGATGGCGGTCACCGAGGAGCAGGTGTCGGAGCTGGCGTTCGGTGTGCTGAAGTACATCTTGGAGAACGGCCCCGATGTTGATCTGTTTGATATCAGCAAGGAGCGGATCGTCCGGTTGTCGCCTTCGGGTGGCGAGGATGGGTTCGCTGTTGCTGTGTCGAATGCTCCGGGGTCTCGCGATGGCGCGCGGACGACGTTTCAGCATTTCGATGAGCCGCACCGGTTGTTTATGCCGAGGCATCGTGACGCGCACGAGACGATGTTGCAGAACATGCCGAAGCGGCCGATGGAGGACCCGTGGACGTTGTACACGTCGACTGCTGGGCAGCCTGGTCAGGGCAGCATCGAAGAGGACGTGTTAGCTGAGGCGGAGTCGATCGCCAGGGGTGAGCGGCAGGACCCGTCGCTGTTCTTCTTTCGGCGCTGGGCCGGCGATGAGCATGATGATCTGTCCACCGTGGAGAAGCGTGTCGCCGCTGTCGCGGATGCCACTGGCCCTATTGGGGAGTGGGGGCCGGGGCAGTTTGAGCGGATCGCGAAGGACTACGACCGCACGGGTATTGACCGCGCTTACTGGGAGCGGGTCTATCTGAATCGGTGGCGTAAGTCTGGCTCTCAGGCGTTCGATATGACGCGCCTAGTGCAGTGCGATGAGACGGTGCCGGATGGAGCGTTCGTCACTGCAGGGTTTGACGGGTCGCGGTGGAGAGATGCGACGGCTGTCGTGGTCACTGAGATTGCGACGGGACGCCAGATGTTGTTGGGCTGTTGGGAGCGGCCCGAGAACGTCGAAGAGTGGGAAGTCCCTGAGCATGAGGTGACAGCGCTCGTTGTGGACATGATGGCCCGGTTTGAGGTGTGGCGCATGTACTGCGACCCGTGGGGCTGGGATTCGACGATCGCCGCGTGGGCGGGTCGTTTCCCGGATCGGGTTGTGGAGTGGGCGGTTGGCGGCGGCGGCAGTTTGAGGCGTGTGGCTGCTGCGACGCAGGGTTATGCCGATGCATTGGCGACTGGCGACGCGGCGCTGGCTGCCAATGTGTGGCGACCGAAGTTTGTTGAGCATATGGGTCATGCGGGGCGGCGTGAGCTGAAGCTGGTGGACGATACAGGCCAGCCGCTGTGGGTGATGCAAAAGCAGGATGGCCGTTTGGCCGACAAGTTTGATGCTGCGATGGCGGGGATGTTGTCGTGGGAGGCGTGTGTTGATGCGCGTCGTGATGGTGCACGTCCGCGCCCGAAAGTGTTTGCGCCTAGACGGATCTACTAGTCGCCATAGAGACAGAGAGGGGGTCAGCTGTTGACTGCTTCAACGCCAGCGGAATGGCTCCCGGTATTGACGAAGCGTATCGACGACGGAATGTCGCGGGTGCGTTTGTTGGCGCGTTACTCCAATGGGGATGCTCCGCTGCCCGAGTTGACGAGGAACACGTCTGCGGCGTGGCGTTCGTTTCAGCGTGAGGCGCGCACCAACTGGGGTCTGATGGTGCGTGACTCTGTTGCTGACCGGATCATCCCGAATGGCATCACGGTTGGTGGTTCCGCCGATAGTGATTTGGCGTTACGTGCACGGCGCATTTGGCGGGATAACCGCATGGATTCCGTGTGTAAGCAGTGGGTCAAGTATGGGCTGGACTTCGGCGAGTCGTATTTGACGTGCTGGCGTCGTGATGACGGTACGGCGACGATCACAGCTGACTCTCCTGAAACGATGGTTGTCAGCGTTGACCCGCTGCAGCCGTGGCGGATCAGGGCCGCTATGCGGTGGTGGCGGGACCTCGATGCCGAGTCGGATTTTGCGATTGTGTGGTCGGGTGACGGGTGGCAGAAGTTCGCCCGTCCGTGCTTTGTGCAGTCATCGTCCCGGCGCAGGCTGGTGACGCGAATCTCAGACTCGTGGGTTCCGGTTGGTGATGCTGTAGTGACCGGTTCGCCGCCGCCGGTGGTGGTGTACCAGAACCCTGATGGCATGGGCGAGGTGGAGCCTCACATTGACATCATCAACCGGATCAACCGGGCTGAGCTTCAGTTGTTGTCCACGATGGCGATCCAGGCTTTCCGGCAGCGGGCGTTGAAGTCGGCGGAGCATGGGTTGCCGAAGGTCGATGAGAACGGCAACGCGATCGACTACGCCTCGATCTTTGAGGCCGCGCCGGGAGCGTTGTGGGAGTTGCCCCCTGGGGTTGATATCTGGGAATCGCAGGCGAACGACTTCACTCCGATGTTGTCGGCGATAAAGGAGCATATTCGACAGCTGTCGTCGGCGACCAAGACTCCGTTGCCGATGCTGATGCCGGACAGCGCGAACCAGTCGGCTGAGGGTGCGCACAACATTGAGAAGGGTTTCCTGTTCAAGTGTGAGGATCGGTTGTCGATAGCGAAGATCGGCCTGGAGGCCATCTTGGTTAAGGCGTTGCAGATTGAGGGCGAATCGGTTGAGGACACCGTTGATGTGTCGTTTGAGTCGCCTGACCGTGTGACGCTGGGGGAGAAGTATTCCGCCGCATCTCTGGCTAAGGCGGCCGGCGAGTCGTGGGCGTCTATCCGGCGGAACATCCTGAACTACAACGCCGATCAGATCAAGCAGGACGATCTCGATAGGGCGCGTGAGCAGATAACTTTGTTCGCCGGCAATCCGGTGCAGCGCCCCCAGGAAGATGGATCACGCTGAGTATGCGGCTGCGACCGCTGAACTGAGGCGCAGACTGCTCGAATATGTGTCCGCAGCGTGGACATCGGTAACGCTGTCTGACAGTGGACTGCAAGAGCTGACATCTTCGGTGGCACCGGTTGTCCAAGCGGCCCAAGAGTCGATGGCTGCCATGACTTCGGTATACATCGCAGAAGTCACCCAGCAGTCACCGGTGCAGGCCGTCGAGGTATCCAAGATTCGCGGTGTGCCGTCGGAGACGGTGTACGCGCGACCTGTGATCACAGCACGTACGGCACTGTCGGAAGGTAAGAGCGTCGCAGCGGCACTCCGGGCCGGTCAGCGTCGTATCGAGAACCTGGCGGGCACCGACCTGCAACTTGCAAAGACGCACCAGGCTAGGTCGTCGTTCGCCCGCAGCGGTGTCCAGTTCTACCGACGCGTCTTGACCGGCAGAGAGAACTGCGCGCTGTGTGTCATCGCATCAACCATGCGGTACCGCAAAAACTCGTTGATGCCCATTCATCCGGGCTGTGATTGCGATATTGACGTGATCCCGCCGGGGATGGACTTCGACACGATCAGCACGGAGCTTCTCAACGAGACGCATGACCAGGTGAAGGCGTTCGCGAGTATCGCGGATCGCGGTGGACGCGCCGTTGACTACCGAAAGTTGATCGTCACTCGGGAGCACGGCGAGGTTGGGCCCGTCCTCGCATGGCGTGACCAGAAGTTCTCAGGCCCCAGAAGCATCCAGCGCTGACCCCGGCGGTCTGGATAACGCACACATGGCCCGTAACGGGCATGTCACAAAGAAAACCCATCCGCAAAGGAAACAAACCCTCATGTCTGATGATGTGACAGCAGAAACGTCGGAACACAGCGCCGTAACGGAGCCAGTGGAACCGGCAGGCGACCAGGACGCAACCGCCACGGTTGAGGAGCCCACGCAAGCTCCGAAACCAACTGAGACGGTCGAGTTCTGGAAGAAAATGGCCCGCAAGAACGAGGCGCAAGCCAAGGAGAACTTCGCGGACGCCAAGAAGTGGCGGGAGTCGCAGGAAAAGATCGGCGACGACCCGCTGGCCCGGATCGAAGAACTGGCACGAAAGTTCGAGACGGCTGAGCGTGAACGCATCCGAAGTGAAGTGGCGCGCGAAACGAAAGTCGACCCGGAGTTCATTCATGGCGACACCGAGGAAGAGATGCGCGAATCCGCCGACCGGTGGAACGAATTCGTCAACAAGCGGATCGAAGAAGCGCTGAAGGCCAAAACGGCATCGTCGGCCGTGCCGACGTCGGAAGTCACATCAGACAAGAAGGTTGAAGGCCCGAAGCCTCTCACCCCGGCTGAGTACGCGGCGCTGCCGCCTGCCGAGCGAAAGAAGGCGCGCGAAGAGGGCCGACTTGACAGCTATCTACGTGGAGAACTCCACTAACACAGAAGGGAGCCAAAAATGGCTTTCAACAACTTCATTCCCGAGCTCTGGTCGGACATGCTCCTGGAGGAGTGGACCGCCCAGACCGTTTTCGCCAACCTCGTCAACCGCGAGTACGAAGGCACTGCAAGCAAGGGCAACGTGGTGCACATCGCTGGCGTGGTGGCACCTACCGTCAAGGACTACAAGGCCGCTGGCCGGCAGACCTCGGCGGACGCCATTTCTGACACCGGCGTCGATCTGCTCATTGACCAGGAGAAGTCGATCGACTTCCTGGTCGATGACATCGACCGGGTTCAGGTCGCTGGCTCGCTGGAGGCCTACACCCGTGCTGGTGCCACGGCCCTGGCCACCGACACCGACAAGTTCATCGCCGATCTGCTGGTGGACAACGGGACCGCGCTGAGCGGTTCGGCACCTACGGACGCTGATGACGCGTTCGACCTGATCGCCAAGGCGCTCAAGGAGCTGACGAAGGCGAACGTCCCGAACGTGGGGCGTGTCGTTGTCGTGAACGCGGAGATGGCGTTCTGGCTGCGGTCGTCCGGGTCGAAGCTGACCAGTGCAGACACCTCCGGCGACGCTGCTGGTCTGCGCGCTGGCACCATCGGGAACCTCTTGGGCGCCCGGATCGTGGAGTCGAACAACCTGCGGGACACCGACGATGAGCAGTTCGTCGCGTTCCATCCGTCGGCGGCGGCGTATGTGTCGCAGATCGACACCGTTGAGGCTCTGCGGGATCAGGACAGCTTCTCTGACCGTATCCGTGCTCTGCATGTGTACGGCGGCAAGGTTGTCCGCCCCACTGGCGTGGTCGTCTTCAACAAGACGGGCAGCTAGTGCTCGCTACTGCCGATGATGTTGCCGCGGCGCTGGGGCTGTCCAGCGCCGCGGACCTCACTGATGAGCAGTCAGACCGGGCCGGCGCGCTGCTGGAGCGTGTCAGTGATGCGTTCCAGCGCGCGTCGGGTCGAGTGTTCACCGATGGCGTCACCCGTGTGCGGGCGAACGTGGTCAACGGCAGGGTGTGGCTTCCCGGACTCGTGGTCGAGGTCCGCAGCGTTGAGGGTATCGACGGCGCTGCTGTGGATTTCACTCAGGATGGTGACTATGTGGACGTATCCGAGAATGGGCGCCCACTGGTAACCGGAACGGTCGTGGTGGTTGAGTACGTCGGCGGCGGCGCGCCGGAAGCCGTCACGGCGCTCGTCGCGTCTGTGGTTGCGCGACATCTGACGGTGCAGCCCGGTTCGGTGCAGTCGCAGGCCGTATCACTCACGGCTGGTCCGTTCACTCAGCGCAACGCAGAGTGGGTCTCAAGCACCTCATTGTTCACCGCCGATGAGCTTGCCGAGGTTCGCCGGTTCGCGCATCCCATCCCGACTATCACGGTGCATCGGCTGTGACGTTCCCCGTTTCGTTCACTGTGACGCACTACCCGCACGTGGGTGATGATTCGGATGGACTGGGGAACACGATCCCGGTGTTCGGGCCTGGTGTTCCGGTGGGTGCTATTCAGTTGGCGCCGCATGTTCAGGTGGTTGGCTCGGCGACGATGACCGAAACGGAAGTTGTCGATGTGGACCTGTATTTACCAGTGGGTTCACCAGTGGCGGTGAAGGATCGTATCGAGTTCGGCGCGGACGTGTTCGATGTTGTCGCGGTTCGGGACTGGACATTGGGGTTCCACGGCTGGGCACCTGGTCTGGTTGCCGAGTTACGAAAGGCGGCTTAGCTGTGGCGAGTGGCCCTACAAAGAAGAATCCGCTGGCGAAGTTCGGTATCAGTCTCGACGATTTCGACAAGCTGCCCGAGGTGAATCAAGGTGTCAACGAGTTTATGGATGAGGTTGCCGCCGCGTGGAAGCAGAACTCTCCGGTGTCGTCGGGCGATTACCGCGATTCGGTTCAGGTGACGGAACGTTCCACGAACAAGGGACGCGGCAAGGTGGGCGCGACCGATCCGCAGGCGCACCTTGTGGAGTTCGGGTCGGTGCACAACGACGAGTATGCGCCGGCCCAGAAGACGGCTAAGCAGTTCGGCGGCACCGCTTATGACGATCGATAGCGCTCCGAGTATTCACCGCGTGCTGGTGGAGTGGCTTTCTCCGCTGGGGAAGGTTTCGACGCGCAGGGTGGCGAATGATCCGTTGCCGCACCGGGTTGTGCGTCGTGTTGACGGTGTGGATGCGCCTGAGGTTGCGCAGGATGTGGCGGTTGTGTCTGTGCACACGTTCGCCGCTGGTGATGCTGCCGCCGACGTGGAGGCCGGTTTGACGCATCAACGGATGGTTGAGCTGTCGTTGAATCCGTTGACGTTGATCACCCTTCCGGGGGGTGTGCTGGTGACGATTGATTATTGCCGGTCGTTGATGGCTCCGATTCCTGTTGAGTACAGCGACGATCCGCATGTTGTTCGGTACGTGGGCCGATACGAGGTCGGCCTGCCGTACCTGTCCTGAGTTTCAGCCCGAAAACAACCAAAGAAATAAAGACCCCTCGCCCGATTTCTGGGTCTTGGGTCTTTATTGTTTCGCCGGAGTTCTTTTTGCAATCCGGTCCCCCCATCATGATCTGAGAGGAGCGTCCTATGACGCAGCCAATGACCGGCACCGACTGGACCGCCGGCGGATTCACTGACATTCACAAGCCGTTCATCGAGCGTGGCGGTTTGCAGGCGGTGTTCATTCGTGACAACCGCGGCGCCGCGACGGACATATCGCCGTTCGAGGATGACTGCGTGACGGTGAAGTGGTCTCCGTTCGCGCAGGACGGCAAGATTCGCGACGACCTTTTCATCCGCCGCAAGGTGAACGGCAAGTACGAGTACAACACCGACCCGAATGAGGGCTGGTGGCACATCGGCTGCAACCCTGAGGATGGCGGTGCGGAACGCACCCCGGATGTCACGTCTGACGATCTGATGGTGTTGCAGTCGAAGTTCCCGGTCGATTCTGAGGTGACGGAGAAGTCGTATTCGGTGCGGTTCGTGGCGCTCGGTACGGCCGATCCGCTGATTCACCGGCTGGAGTCGGAACTTCCGTTGTGCGACAACGACGGTAATCCGCTGGTCGCGCTTCCCGGTACCCCTGACTACGGTGAGGGTCCGCTGCTGGACGCTGACTCGGCGGAGTACCAGCTGCTGCTGCTGTATGCGCGCCGCACCTCGGGCGGGTTCATTTACCGCGCTGAGGGTTATCCGGCGGTGAAGCTGGACGACCAGGCATCCAAGCAGCGGTCGAAGACCGATCCTGATACGGCGGACCTGACGTACAAGGTGCTGCCGAACGAGTACTTCATGCGGCCCGATCCGGCTGGGACGATTGCCCTGGTTCCCGGCTACTTCTACGTGTGGATGGGTGGCCCCGGATGGGCTGAGCAGTACTCGGACGGCAGCTAGCCAGAAAAGCCCCTGCCGGGTGGGTGTTTGTGGCGCGCCGCATGGTGCGTCCGGGGCTGGCCCCCACCCGGCAGGCCCCTCTCCTCAGCCCCGTCTTTCAGCCCCGTGATTGCGTGAAAGGAAGCCCCAAATTCTCATGACTACTTCGAAGCCCACCAACAATGGCGCCGCGGCCCGTGAGCAGGCCACCGAGTTCGATTCCCCGTTCGCTGACCGTGTCCTTCGGTTCGACGACGGAACTACGATGTCGATCCCGCCTCACCCGAATCTTCGGATGCTCGACGACGACGCTCTGGAAGCTTACGAGGCGTACCTCGAAGAGATCGAAACTTACGACCGGGAACCTGACCTGTACATCCCGGAGCAGAAAGTTAAGGACCGAGACGGCAACGAGATGGTCCTGCCGGCGGAGACCCGCCCCGGCGCGGTGAAAGGCCCCCCGTACTACAAGGACGGTAAGCGTGTGTCGCCGCCGCGTGAGGTGCGGATCGTTCAGGTCGTGTTGGGCATGGACTCCTACGAGGTGTTGCGGTCGAAGAAGATCAACGGGCGTCCCGCTGGTGCGCGTGATGTGTGGCGGGCGTGGACGGAGCAGGGTTTCTCGATCGCGGAGCGAGCTGAGTCCGACTCGAAAAGTGATGGAGGCCCAGTGGTTTTGGAGACTGTATCCGAGGCAGATAGCGAGTGATCTGCGGCGTTTCTTCGGTTTGAGTGTTGCGGATTGGCATCAGGGCAGGTTGTCCAGTTTGGAGTTGCTGGACCTGTTCGGGGTGCGGTTCGTGGACAACGCTGAGGAGCGCGTTCGGGAGTTGTATGTGGATTTCGCTCCTGTTGATGGTGCGGTGGCGCGGGCTGTTCGTGGTGGGCGTTGGTCTGAGCCGGAGTTGATCGCGGCGGAGACGTATAACGAGATCGCCAGGTTTCGAGCGTCGTTTCATGCGTCGAAGAGTCGTAAGGCTGTGTATGAGCCGTTTGCGTTTGAGGATCCGGTTGATCGGCTGGAGAAGGCGCGTGCGTCGGTTGAGGCGCATGAGTTGCAGCGTGAGGTTGAGGCCGATCTGTTCGGCTGGTGACGGGGAGGTGAGTGTCTGATGCCTATCTACGTGGACATTATTTCCCGTCTTGACGAGCGTGCTGCCGCGGTGGCGGCGAAGAACATTGAGCGTGAGATGGAGGCGGCTGGGGCGCGCGCGGGGTCGTCTGCTGGTCGTGCGATCGGTGAGAATGTGGGCCGGGAGGCTGCGGCTGCGGGGCGTAATGCTGGCGAGCAGTTGTCGCGTGAGGTTGATCGTGCGACGCGTCAGGCCGGTTCTCGTATTGTTGATGGTTTTTCGTCGCATGGTGTGTCGGCGGGCCGGGGGTTTGGTTCGTCGTTTGGTTCGTCTTTGGTGTCGTCGTTGCCTGTGGCGGGCCGGTTTTCGGCTGCCCTGTCGGGGTATGAGGGTGCGGCGTCGAAGGCTGGCGCGTTGGCTGGTCGTGCGTTGGGCACGGCGTTCACGGCGGCCGCGACGGGCATTATCGGCGCCGCCGGTGTTGCCCTGTTCAAGGGGTTTGATCGGTACAAGTCTCTTGATGCGACATCGCATCGCCTTGCCGCGATGGGGAACAGCGCCGAGCAGGTCAAGACGATCATGTCGGATATCAACGAGGTCGTCGTTGGCACTCCGATTGCGTTGGACGAGGCGGCGAAGGCTGCTACTCAGTTCCTTGCTGGTGGGGTGAAGCAGGGTCGCCCGTTGCAGGCGGCGTTGACGGCGATTGCGGACGCGGCGGGTGCATCTGGGCAGAAGTTCGGCGACCTGGCCGTCATCTTCAACCAGGTGTTCAACAAGGGCAAGCTGCAGGCTGAAGAGATGTTGCAGCTCAATGAGCGTGGCATCAATGTTCAGGCGGCGTTGCAGAAAGAGTTCGGCCTGACGAGCGCTGAGATTCAGAAGATGTCGAAGGACGGCACGATTTCGTTCGGCATGCTTGTGCAGGCGATTGAGGGCCAGTTCGGTGGCATGTCGAAGAAGCTGGCCGACACTGTTGACGGCGCCTTGTCGAACATGAATGCCGCCGTGGGTCGTGTTGGGGCGAACTTCATTTCGGCGCTGTTCGGCGACCCGCTGGACACTACTGAGGGTCCGGGCGCGCTTGCCAAGTCGATCAACAATGTGACCGACAAGCTGAATGACTTGAACGCGTGGATCGTCGCGCACAAGGACGACATCAAGCGCACCTTCGAGGAAGCTGCTGAGACCGCGCAGGATTTGTGGGATGCGCTGTCGAGTGTGGTCGAAATGCTCGACCGGATCGGTATCAGCGTTGGGGACGTGGTGACCGCGTTCGTGGCGTGGAAGTCCATAGCTGGCATCACGGCGCTGACGCAATCTCTCTCAACGGTGAGCACGACATTGGCGGGTCTTCCCGCGACGGCCGATAAGTCAGCCAAGGGAATCTCTGCCGCGTTGTCGCGTGTGGCGGTCCCGGCGTGGCTGGCGTTCCTGGTGGCGCAGAACGGCCCCGACATTGAACAGGCCATTCAGGACGCGATTCCGGGTGCGGATAGCTGGAATCATACGAATACGCCGGATCAGTTGGGTCGCCGTGCGCGTGAGTGGTGGGACCGCAACATTCAGGGCGGCACTGGGGTTGATCCGCAGCCGTCGCCGCTTCCTCAGCTCGGCGGCGGGTCCGGTCCTGGCACGCCCACGGTTGGTGGTATTCCGATTCCAGGGCTTGTGGATGCGAACTCGAACGGTCCGGCGTCCCCGTTCGGTAACCTGCCCGGTCAGATCCCGTTGGATGTTTCCGTGGAGGATCGACGCGGGCGGCGTGGCGGCGGTGGGTCTGTTGTTGATGGATCTCCCGCTGATGGTCCGTTGGCTGATCTGTTCCCCGGAGCGGTGGGGGCTGATAGTGGTAGTGGTTCTGGCCCGAAGTTGCCGGATGCACCGGTGTTGCCGTATGACACGACGTTGCCGCCGGGGATTCCTGGTATGCCGCAGGACGCGGCCGTGTTCTCCGCTGAATCGTCGTATCTGGATGCCCGCCACAAACTGGCGGAGAAGCGTGCCCGCGCCGCCCAGTTGGAGCAGTCCACCGAGGCGACCGAAGAGGACCGGCTCAAGGCCCGTAACGATGTGATCGAAGCGGAACGTGACCTTCAGGCCGCTGAGATGCGCATGGGTGAGGCCCGCGCGAATCAGTACGAGAAGTTGACGAAGCAAACCGATAAGCATGCCAAGGATTTGGGGCAGATCGGCGCCCAGTTGGATCAGGATTTCGGTATCTCGAAGGGTTTGGCGGGGATCGCGGAGAACATCACGAAGTTCGTGGCGAACCTTGCCGCCGCACCGTTGTTGGGGCAGTTGCAGGCCATTTCGGCGTACAACCCCACTCAGGGCGGGCACGGGTTGATGGGTGTCCTTGGCGCGCAGGGGGTGTTCGGCCCGCAGTATCAGAACAATCAGTACGCGGGGCGTGGTTCTTACCCGTCGGCCGGTGCGACCGGTGTGTCGATGACGCCGATTGGTGCCTATCCTGGCGACGCGGCTCTCCTCGCGAACGTTCCGGCGGGCCGGTATGCACAGGTCCAAGCGGCCGACCTCACGCAGGGTTTGGGTGACTGTTCCAGCGCTGTGGAGGATCTGGTCAACATTCTCGATGGCAGGTCGACTGAGGGTAGGTCGCTGTCCACGCATAACGCTGATCAGTGGTTGCAGTCCCGAGGGTTTGTGCCGGGGTCGGGTGGGCCTGGCGATTTCCGTGTGGCGTTCAATAGTGGTCATATGCAGGCGACGCTGCCTGGTGGGACGCCGTTTAACTGGGGTAGCGATTCTGCCGCAGCTCAGCGGGGGCTCGGAGGGTCGCAGGGTGCTGACGATCCATCGTTGACGTCGCGGTATTACCGTCCGGTGACGTCGGTTCCTGGCGGGTCAGCGGCGACTGCTAGCGCGCCGGGGTTGTACAGCCCGCAGAACACCAACCCTGCGTTGAATAACCCGCCGGCTCCGGTGTCGTCGGGTGCGTGGGCGACGAATCCGGCGCCGCTGCCCACCACGGGCGGTGGTGGCGGCCCGATGGCCGCTGGCGCACCGCAAGGCCTGTTCACTGGCGGGCCGACGAACACCACCAACATCGGGGCGAACGTCGCACCGTATGCCGGGTCCGGTTCCGGTGGTATCGGCATGGACGGTGGTGGTGCGCTTGGCATGGCGGTGCAGGCCGGTGGTATGGCGCTGGATGCGATGGCCCCGGGTGCGGGTCAGGCCGCGCAGACTGGGGTGAAGCTGATCAACCGTGCCATCGAGTACGGCGGTCAGGTCGCCGCGATCGGCGCCCAAGGGTTGATGGAAACGTTCCTGCCCACGGGCGGGTCGGATTTGGCGAACAACAACTGGATCACCCGCATTGCGGGTGGTTTGGCTGGTGCGGCTCCGGCGTTGCCGAACCTTGCCGGTCAGGCTTCCCAGCAGCGCAAGGACATCGACCCGCAAGCCGCTGCGCAAGGACAAGTCCAACCCAAGCAGGGCGGCGACACGAACATCACGGTCAACAATCAGCGTGCCACCGAAGACGGCACCGGCCGCGACATCGCGTATCACCTGCAAAACCAGTACGTCATGCCGGGAGGGTAAATGGCTAAGAAGCATTACCCCGCCACAGATGTAACCCCGCACGGCTGGTACGACCTCGCCAAGGGCGAGAAGCCGATGATGTGGCTCGACGCCTACGACAAGTCGATCACCTTCCACATGATGGGCGGGATGTCGGTCCCCGACCGGGTTACAGCACCCGAGATGGTGCACCTCACCTCACTCAAGGGCCTGATCCCGCCGTGGAAACACATCGACCAAAAGGGTGCTACCGAAGACGGCATCACCAACATTGATGCGCTCTACGACCCGATCGAGGTCGAGGTCGGGGTGGAATGCCGTGGCCGGTCCCCGAAATGGACGCGCCGCGTCTACCGCGACCTGATCGCGTCGATCGACGCCAAACAGGAATCGACGCTGAACTTCCTCACCCACGACATGGGTCATTGGTGGGCACCGGTCAGGTGGTTCCAAGGAGCGCCGCAGGCACCGTTGGAGATCGGGAAGCGGCAGCGCGAAAGCCTCCGTTTGCGGGCCGATTCGGGGTTCTGGCGTACCTACGACTACACGGCGAGTTTCCAGTTCGAGTACGAGTCGATGACCGACACGTTCAACTACGACACCACGAGCAGTCAGGACCTCGGCGCGGATTGGCCGCTGTACTACGAAGGTGACGGCGGCGGATACATCTACTCCAACGGTGACCAGGCCAGGTGGCGGGACGACCCGGACGATCCGCTGACAACGGATACCCGCGAGGTGGTGTGCGGCCCGTACAAGGATTTCGACACCGACACCGACAACCAGGTTGTGTCGATGGTGCTTGGTGGGTTTCAGGAGTGGAGCCTCCCTGATAGTGGGGCGAATGACCTGTGGGCGCGCATGGGCCGCGACAGCAACGGCGACTGGGACGGTAATGGCATCCGCATGAGGGTGCAGGGCAACTGGATCAAACTGTCGAGGTTCAACAACTTCTCGCAGACAGTGATGTTTCAACGCCCGCTGCTGGTGGCTCCGCTGATCGGGGAAAAGTTCACCCTGGTCGCGGGTTATGAGGGTAATCCCCGCATGTTCAAGGTGCTGCGTAACGGGTTGCCGATCCTGTCGCACAAGGAAACCGGCACCGGTAGTGAACTCGGGCCGGACTATCGGGGCATCGGGTTTGGTATGCAGGCCGGTGGGGCGTTGATCACGCAGGCGACACCAGCCCCGGTGCGTAAGGTCTCCGCGGGCGACAACGCGAATGTCACCCAATCAGGTTTTGTGCCGATGGTCAATGTTGGTGACCAGCCGATGTATTGGGATGCCACCCTGTTCGGTCCTGGCACGTTCCGGTTGTACGACGGCCCGGGTGCGGATGAGTATGTGGAGTTCGGTCCGCTGCTGCCGAATCAGATTGTGTTCCTGCGTACTGATCCGCGCTCACAGACGACTCTGGTGCAGGATTTGACGTCTGTGCCGCCGTCGCCGCAGGAGCTGAACATCTTCCAACAGGCGGTGAAGACACTGCTGACGTTCTTCTCGGAACGGAACGCATTCACCGATCAGATCGGTTCAATGTTCGGGATTGTTCCCCCGCAGGGCAATTTCTATAAGTATCTGTCGGGGCGGTTCAGTGAGAACGCGGCGATCCCCGCGAAGTCACCTGGCGAACCGGCGCAGCAGTTCTTTGTGAAGACAGAAATTGTTGGTGGTAACGCTGACTCGAAGGTGATTCTTTCGGGGACTCCGTTGCGCCGCTACCCGATGTAGCCACTGTTAGTGGCAAGCCCCGGCCGATACCTCGGTGAGGGGTGAATTTGTGGCGCCTGTGAACCGGGAAAGGAGGGGATGACGGTTGTCGAAGTTTGAACGCGAAACCGCCGCATGGCAATCCGCCCTCCAGTCCGGCGACCCCAACAGGATCGCACGAACCGCGCGGGCGTTGACAGAACGCAAATCGAAGGTAGACACGTCGTTCCGGTTCACGGTGTGCGACAAATTCTGGCAGCCGATGGGCGCTGTCGGTGGCGACCTGATCGAGGCGTCGGGTGCTGACCCCCGCAACGATGTTGAAACCGGCCGGATCGTCCTCAAAGGGAACAGCCCTCTCATCCCTTTGTTCATGGACTGCAAAAAGACGATGGTCGGTGTCATCGTCGAGACAGCCGGTTTGCGGTACGCGTTCTACACGAAGAACCACACCTACGAGTACCGCGACAGCGCATGGACCGGCACCGCTGAACTGCGCGGTATCCGCGACATCCTCAACTACTACGTGATTTGGCCGTCGTGGTGGCTGCCGATTCAGGCACAGCCGTTCTCACACGCGATCTTCGTGTGGGCGCTGCAAACCGTCGTGGAGAACATGGTCGCAGAATGCGCTCTGCGGTTGCAGTCCGGGTGGCTGGAGTTCATCAACAACGGCCTGTCGTTAAACCCGGATATCCGGGCATGGTTCGGCACCGTTCTGCAAGCCCTGTCGCGGGACGGGCTGTCGGTCCAGGCGTTCACCCGCATGCTGCGAACCCCGGTGTATGTGTCACGCACCAATCCACTGCTGGACACGTCGCCGATGGTGGCTCGCACAGTGCGGATGGAAACCGTTCAGGCCGTCATCAAGGACGTTACCCAGTCGTACGGTGTGGATACCCGCATGGATTTGTGGCTTCCAGGTGATCCGCAGCCTGACAGGTGGGCGAACCTGGACCAGCCTACCTACGTGTTTTCCACAGTGGACCGGTCGCAGATCACTGGTCCGACGAAAACCGTGCTCGATTCGGTGCTGCGCACCACGATTGACCTTGGCGGGTCGCTGGGGGACATCTTCAAACCTGTCATCAAGCAGGTTCCCGGCATGGACGGCGTGTTTTATGCGCCCGCGTTGGGTGTGGATTTCGAGCAGCCATACGCCTATTTCGTGGCCCCCGAGCCGGGTGAGGACACCGGCATCGATGCTTGCACGATCACTGACCACACACCTGAGGGTTGGCAGCACATTATTGGTGGCCGTAGCCCAAAGTGGTTGAACGACTTGATGAATGCCACCTTCGCATGGCTAATCGACTCGCTGATGATCGTTGTTGGATTCACCGGCATACCGTCCGATCTGCTGTCGGGGTTCCTGAACAACAGCTTCCTGGCGTTCCAGTTGATTCAGCATTACGACCGCCGTGACGAAGTTGGCCCGTACCATCCGGCGATCGAGCGGTTCTATCCGACAGCCTCAGCGCCGTACAACATCGAAACGGTGTTCGCATTCATCAACGCCTTGTTTGATTCGCAGGGCAAGACGACGGCGACGGTGCAGTTCCGCAACGGTGCCCAGTATGCGTTGGGTCGGGACGTTTTTCGCGGCGGCCTGATGTCGCTGGTGTTCATGTCACGTACCCGAATGGTGACTGACTACATCGAAAACGTCATGTGGCGGGTTTCCCAGGATGAGCGGAAGGTGATCGCGCAGTTGGGGGATGGACGCAAGTCGGAGGCCCCGTTGGCGAAGCATCAGCGGTTCATCACGGGGATTTTTGAAACGTTGTCGGTCCTCACGCTGTCACCTCAGGGATAAGCAGCGGTCGTCCTTTCTTTCTGTAACTCGCCCAATGTGAATGGAGCGTGCCTTATGTCGTGGCCTTTGAATCCTGCTGGGACTCACTATTTGTTTGAGGGGATCGTGGAGATTCCTGTCGATCCTACGGCGGGTGCGGCGATCCTCCAGTTGCGTCCGCAGGGCGGTATCGGTGTTGGTGTGCCCGCGATTGAGAAGGGTGATCCGGGTGTGCCGGCCACGTTCGATACGACGGTGAATCTGACGGAGCTGGACCCGGACGATCCAACCCCGGCGGAGGCGTCGTTCACTGAGATCACGCCACCTGGAACATCCACGCCGGGTGTGTACCGGTTGAACCTGGCGCTGCACGCCGGCGCGAAGGGCGCGGATGGTGAGGCGGTGTGGGACCCGACGGATGTTGATCCTTCTCCTGTTGCGGGTCAGGTGCCGGTGGTGAATTCGACTGCTGATGGGTTTGTGTTGGCGGCGCAGCGTGTGGGGGACCGGTATGTTCCGGCGTCGATCAACAACACTGCATCGGGTAACGCGAACTCGACTTTGGCTCAGGTGTCGATCCCGGCGCAGCCGTTTGATTGGCGGCCCCGCGTGTCCGGTTACACGGTGGTCACCGGTGAGGGTGCGGATGTTCGGGTTGATTTGGTGGCCCGGTTGAACGGTGAGACCGGCGGCAACGTGATCGGCCGGTGCCCCGGTGTGGCGCAATCGGAGCGGCTGACGCTTGTTTCGGGACCTGCGGCGGGTTCATCGGATGGGTTTGACCGTGTGGCGGCCGGTACACCGGCGACGATCTATTTCCGGTGTGAACGTCAGGCGGGGTCGGTGACGTACACGACTTCTGCTTCTACGTCGATGTTTTCGGTTGAGGTTTGGCCGCTGTCATGACGTCATCGTTTGATCCGTTGCCGGAGTGGGCGCATGCGGTGCCGTCTGAGCCGGGTATTCACCCGGAGCAGTCGGCGTTGCAGTGGCAGCGTCCGTTCACTGTTCAGCAGCTGCTTGAGATTGGTGAGCAGTTCATCGAGCAGTTTTTGGCGTGGGTGGTGCGCGCGGTCGCTGGGGTGTTCATCCCTGGTGAGGCATCGTTCGACCAGTTGCGTGATTGGGCTTTGAACATCCCCATTCTCGGGGACATTATCGAGGCGATCACCGGCATTGTGGGTGGCGGGGTTGAGGAACTGACCCAGTTCTTCACGAACGTTCGAAACTTCTTCCAGTCGATCGACTTCAACAGCCCAAACTTCAACCCGCTTCAGGCTGCGGCGCAGTTGGTGAACATCATCCTTGCGCCGCTGCGCAATTTGCTGCCCAGTCTATTGACGATCCTGCCGATCGGTGGCATATCAAACCAAGCACCGAACATTCTTCCTGCCCCGAAGTTTCCTGAGGGGTCGGTGGGGGATAACGCGGATTGGGTTGTGGACCCGTCGCATTCTCGCAGCGGGGATGGTACTGGCGCGGCGAAAGTTATTGCCGATGGCACGTTGAAGGCGCTGCGGTCGGGGCAGAATGTTGGCGATTTCTTCGCGGTGAGCGAAGGGCAGACAATCACTGCCCGGGTGTTCGTGTCTCACGACGATTATGTGGGTACGGGCGCGCCGATTCGGTTGCAGCTGGTGCCGTACATCGACGGCGTTGCACAGGCCCCTGTGGATTTGAACGCGTACGCCCCCCAGGACGCGAACTTGGCGTGGCCCGGTAAGGAGCTGTCGGGGGAGTATCGGGTGCCCGCTGGGGTGACTGGTGTGCAGACCCGGTTCGTGGTGACCGAAGACGCCGCTGCGGGCACGTTCTGGTGGGATGACGCCGAGGTCAAGCAGACCGGCGTTATTCAGCAGTCGTGGGTCGAGGGTCTTCCGGAGATTCTGCAAACCTTGTTGGCGCGGGTGCAGTTGACGATTGACACGGTGGTGTCGGCGATCCGCGGCGGCGTGCAGACCGTTGAGAACACGCTGGAGGATTTGTTCGACGCTTTGCGCAACATCTCCCCGGAGTCAATCGCGGGCATGCTCGGCCCGGAGAATCTGCGGGAAACTATCGAGAACATCGTCAACAGCATTGTCGGTGGCCTGGTGGGCCTTCCGGGTATTGGTGCTGGCATCGCCGACCTGTTCAACGTGTTGCAGGAGATCGCCTCGCGCGCCAGCTTGGGGTTGTTATCGTGGGACATCCTTGGCATCAGGACCAACAAGCCTGTCGATAGTGGTTTGTTGCCGTCGGAGCGGTCCAACTTCCCGCTGTCGAACGTCACGACGTGGCTGGAGGCCACGCAGAGCAATTCGCTCATCGGTGTTGACTTGATCGAAGAGTCGATGCCGCTTGGCGTGGTGTCGTGGATCGGCTACGGCCTTTCAGGGATCACCGAGTTCTACGTCAACATCTGGAAGGTCGACTTGGCGTCGGGCGACTGGACGCTGGTGCACCATTCCCCGAACATCGTGGGGCTTTTGGGCGGCACGGCCGCCCCCGGGGAGTTCATCTCCTACGAGTTGGATGACCCGGTTCCCGTGGTGGCGTCTGAGGCGTACGCCTATGAGCTTGTCCCGGTGGGCGGTACGCATTATGTGCGTGGCCGTGTGGCGGACTTGCCGAATCATCCGACGTCGCAGATTGTGTCGCTGGCGGCCACCAGAAACAACACGTCGCCGGATAGCCCGCCGTCGTCGATTGCGAAGGCGTCGGTGACCCGCTCGGGCGATGTGCCGTGGGTGAGTATCGCCGTGGATACAGGTTCCGGCGGCGACCATCACGATCCGTTGAAGGTCTACCTTGGCACCGCGGCCACGGTGTTCCCGGTTCCGAACTGGGTGAACTACATCGACCCGGTTGCGGTGGGCGCCGGTGGTGGTGGTGCACAAGGCTGGGCCTTGGGTATCAACGGTCAGGCCGGTCAGCCCGGGAAGTTCAACGCCACCACATGGGTGCGCGGTGAGCATTTCGGCGACAACGCCATCATCACCCTCGACCCGGGCGCTGGCGGCGTGGGCGGTCCTGGTGACGGCGCGGCTGGCGGTAACACCACGTTGTCTATCTCCACGCCCGGGGGTGACACGTATTCCATTGTCGCCGAGGGCGGCGCGGCGGGTACCACTGAAGGGTTTCTGTCGAAACCTGTTGGCCGAGGCCCGGGCACGTTCACGTTCAACGAGCAGGACTATGTGGGCGGCGTTGACCAGAAGGTCATGGGCGGCCACGGTGCGCCCGCTGGCGGTGCCGGTAACGGCGGCAAGGGCTCGTTGGCGGCCTTTCAGTCCGGCGGAAATGGCGCTCCTGGTGGCGGCTGGGTGTTCTTCCGGCCCGACCCGCTGCCTGACCCTGACCCGGATTTGACGCCCCCCACTGCTCCGACGTTGGTGGAGCTGGTCGATTCAACTTTCAGCACTATCACGATTACGTGGTCTGGAGCAACAGACGTATGACAATCAAAGGGTATTTCGTTTACGCGAAAGAGAAGGACGCTTCAGGCGATTTCGTTCAGTTGAATCCCGACCCGGTGTTGCCGCCGTATGGGACAAACGGTTTGAAGTCGAACACCACGTACGAGTTCTACGTGAAGACGGTGGACAACGCTGGCTGGTTGTCGGACCCGTCGGATACCTACGAGTTCACCACTCCCGCGCACACTGCAGGTGATTTGTTGTCGCCGGAGGACCAGGCGATGGTGGATTTGATTGTGGAGGAGTCCCGCGCGGAAACCGGCCAGCCGGGCGTGATGTTGCAGATCACCGGTCCGCGCGGGAACTATGCGAAGGCGTATGGCACCACCGTGGGCGGCACGGTTCGCCCGTTGACGTTGGATGACCACTTCCGCATGGGCTCTTCCACGAAGATGTTCACCGCGATCGCGTTTTTCCAGGCCGTCGACAAAGGGTTGATCACCCTGGATGACACTCTGGAGCAGTACGTTCCGGGTATCCCGAACGGTACCGCGATCACGATGGGGCACATGCTGTCCATGCGGTCAGGTATCGCGGAGTACACGGCGGGTATCAACGCGCTCTGGATCACGCTGTTTCCGACGTGGCCATGGACGGGCGCGAAGGACTTCCTGAGCTCTATGAAAGGGCCGTCAAATTTCTACCCCGGCACCGACTACCTGTATACGAACTCCAACTTTGCGCTGATCGGGATGGTTCTAGAGATTGTTGACCCGGCCCATCGGCCGATCAAGCAGATCCTCAAAGAAGACATCATAGACCCTCTTGGGCTGACAGAAACTTCATGGCCGCCGATCGGTCCAGTTCCACCCCCAGCGTCGATCGCTGACACGTTCAACCCGAACTTCCTCGACGCTGCCGGCGCGTTGGCGACGAACATCAACGACTACACGAAGTTCGCGGAGGCGTTGCGCGACAACGCCATGGGCTTGTCACCAGAGTCGTACGAGGCGTGGCTGTCAACGTTCTGGAAGCACTCCACAGGGTGGGACCCGTACGCGAACGGGTTCTACATTCCTTCCGAGTACTACTACGGGTACGGGATAGAGTCGTTCGGAACGTGGTTCGGGCATCCGGGACTTTTTTCGGGTGGCTGGTCGTCCACGATTTTCTTCGAGCGGGACTCGGGCGCGACATTCACCCTGCACGAAAACTCAAATACAACCAATCCCCCGGCCGCGGGCTATACGCGAATTTGGGTGCGGGTGGCGGAGTATCTGTATCCCGGAACGATTACGAATGACCAGAACTGGCCGGTGCCGCCGGAGCCGGTGGATGTTGGGTTTGATGCCGTGTCGGAGGCTGGGGCTGGTGTCGGTAGCGCCACTGTGAACTTCAAGGCCTCCGAGGGGGCCACGGTGTTCGCGGTGGTGGCGTGGGACCGCGCGGGCTCAGCCCCGTCGGCCACGTATGGCGGCGCCGGCGGTGTACTTCTCGGGTCCGTTTCGCACAATGGCGATCCGGCGAATGGGGGCCTGGCGATTTTCCGCATGGAGAACGCAGGCTCCGGCGTTGCTCGCCAGATGAAGGCCACCGGCCCGGGCTGGGTGAGTGCGTATGCCATTTCATTCAACGATGTTGTGTCCGTGGGAACCCCCACGTTCGCGCACGGCAACGGCACCGCGCACAGTCAGCCGGTGACCGTTTCGAGCGGGGTGACGCTGCAGGCGTTCTCGGCCGGGGCCGGGGGGGTGTCGTCGTCCAAGCTGACAACGATTCTGGGGGCGCGCTTGCGCGCGGAGCAGTCGGGGATCGCCCCGCCCCTGTGTGTCAACACAACCACGAGGACGGGGACGGTGAGCGCTACATCGGCGCAGCCGAACAGGTGGGCTGGCATGGCGGTGAACTTGCAGATTGGGGGATGAGCGTGGCTGTTGGCTGGTGGGCTGAGTCCCACGTCTCGTTCGGCGTCACCATCACTCCTGAGGTGGGATTCCGCTACGGCGGTCCGAAACAAGAGTTCGGCGTCACCCTCACCCCCGAGATCGGCATGTCCGCTGTGGCGCACAACCGTGCGAGTTTCGGTTTGTCGGTGCCGGTTTCGCTGGGGATGGGGCGGCCAGCCACAGCAAGGCGTCGTTCGGTCTGGTGTTCGCGCCGTATATCGTGATGCGTGGTCCGGCGGCGTTCGAGCCGGTGTTTCCGTCCGAGGATTTGTATCCGTCGGTGTCGCTGTTCCCGACGCCGCGCGCGCAGTCTCCCGGTTTCGGGTTGTCGTTCACGCCGAGCCTGGGGTTCGAGGCCGCGCCGAAGTTTGCGCGGTCGTTCGGTATCGAACTGGACCCGCAGGTCGGCATGGGTACCGCACTCGGGTTCACGAAGGGCTTCGGGCTCGAACTGTCCCCGCAGGTTGGAATGTCCGGCGCGGAGCGGTATTACCGCGAGTTCGAGCTGACGTTGACCCCGGAAATCGGTATGGACGCTGTGGGTAATGACGGTGTTGACCCGGTGGCGTTCGACGCGGTAACCATGTCCCAGCAAGCGACGTCGACGTTCTCGTTCAACCACACGGCCACCGCCGGAGCGTCGGTACTGGTGTCACTGGTCGTACAGGGCAGCGACACGATCGCTTCTGTCACCTACGACGGATCAGCGATGACGCTTATCGGCAGCCAGGCTCTAAACAATAACGCTGGCGAAGGTTCTCAACACTTGTATGTCATTCATGGTGTTGCTGGCGGGTCCAAGCAGGTGACGGTCAACAAGCCCACCGGCTTCGGGTGGGTGGGCGCTGTCGCGGCCTCGTATCTGAACGCGACCACCACCGGCACTGTGCAGAAGTCATACGGAAACAGTGGTTCGGCAAGCCTGTCGGCGTCCGCGCCTGGAGACGGTGGCCGGGTAGTCGTTTCGTTCGCCAACATGGGGAACCGGACGTTTACACCCTCTGGCGGAACGAACCGATTCTCGGGTTCGGGCCTGTTCCCGATCCTGACCATCAGCGACGCGACGACGGCCACGAACTTCACGGCGACAAGCTCGTCGGGCACATGGGCCGCCATGGCGGTCCCGCTCAATCCCGTATAACCCGAAAGGAAACAATCATGGGCATTCCCAACGCAACTCACAAAGCAGCGTCGGACGCCATCGCCGGTCTCGGTGACTGGATCAGTGTGCATACCGGAGCTGCCGGCACCACAGGGGCGAATGAAGCCACGGGTGGTGGATATGCGCGGGAGCAGACGTCGTGGACGTCGGGCTCCACGGGCACCAACACCGGCGACGAGGTTGAAATCTTCGTGGCGGCAGGCACCTACGTGGAGGGCGGCATCTGGTCGGCCAGCTCGTCGGGCACGTTCGTCGGTTCGGAAGCTTTCGACGACGGTGACGTGGAGGTGTCCGGTTCGGGGGCGAGCATCTCCGTGACGCCCCGCATAGTCGCCTGAAATCCTGGATAGGGGAACTGTTTTGAACATCAAAACTGATCATCAGATCGTCGCGTTCGGCAACGACATGATGGGCTTGTTTGACCGTGACGGCACGTTGATTGTGCAGGCCGCCCGCGTGGTTGGCGGGTGGGAGGTCACCGCCGAGGGGCGGCCCCCGGCGACCGTGTTGGATCGGTCTTCGGCGATCACCGAAATGATCAACACCGCCCTCGCGGTGCTTCCGGGTGACGGTTATTCGTGCCTGGTGCCGAGGGGTTTGCGGGCGCAACCTTAGGAGGGGGTTGGTATGGCTTATTCGAAGCAGTCGTGGGAGAACGTTCCCTCGACGAACACCCCGTTGTCGGCGGACCGTCTCAACCACATCGAGGACGGTATCGAAGGGGCGCATGAGGGGCTGGACGATAAGGCCGACCTCGCCCACGACCACGTTTTGGCCGATGTTACAGATGTCACCTCTACTGGCGCGGCTATTGCTGGCGCGGCGGATAACGATGCAGCCCTGGAGGCTTTGCAGCCGGAGTTGGACAACAAGATCCACGGGATCGTCGACTACTACGCGACCAACGAGTTGGATGTTCAGGTGGATGCTTCTGATGTGGTGTCGGGCACGCTGAGCATTAATCGCATCCCCGTGGGTAGTAGTGGTTCCACGGTGTGTGTTGGTAATGATTCGCGCCTGTCGGACCAGCGGACACCCTTGGACAACTCGGTGACCCTGGCCAAGATTCAGGACGGTGCGATCACCAACGCGAAGATCAATACCGGCGCGGCGATTGCGAAATCGAAGCTGGCTTCGGATGTGCAAACCTCACTGGGTAAAGCGGATTCGTCGGTGCAGAAATCCGGCAGCGCGTCCGGGATGTGGATGGGCACCACCCTTCCTGGTACCGGCACAGCTGGCGTGCTGTACGTGGTGACGCCATGAAGGTATGGAACGGCACGGCGTTCGTTGACCCCACCGCGTTCAAAGTGTGGAACGGGTCGGCGTTCGTCAACCCTGAGCTGTACACGTGGAACGGGACCAGCTTTGACAAGGTGTGGCCGTCGTTCGAACCGTTCAGCATCTCCAGCGAAGACCCCGGCTACGAGGATCTGATCGACGAGCCGGTGCCCGAGGGCGCTTCCGGCTGCTGGGTGACCCTGGTCGGCGGCGGAGGCGGGGGCGGTGCGGGCTACCAGAGTTTCGATGATACCTACCGCCGCGGCGGCGGCGGCGGAGCGGGTGGGGCAAAGATTCCCCGCGTGTGGGTACCCCGCGAGGCTATGGGCTCCTCCTACAGCGTCGTCTTAGGACTCGGCGGGGCGTATACCGGTGGAGGCTCGACAGGATTTGGCGGCACCGACGGGGGATCGTCCTCGTTCTTGTCCGGATCTGTGTCGCTGATCGCAGGAGGAGGGGCGCGCGGCGCGGTCGCGCTGGACGGTAGCAGTACGCAGGTGTCCGGGGGCGCTGGAAGCCTGACGAGCGTCGTCTCCGGGGTTGCCGGGGCCGTCGTTATCCCCGGCGCGCCCGGGGGTAAGGGGGCCGCGTCGTCAGGCTCTGCAGAAGATGGCGGAGATAACCCGAGCGGTGCAGGTGCGGGCGGCGGCGGAGGCGGCCGGGTTTCGGACTCCAATAGCCAGACTCCCGGGGGCAGAGGAGGTAACTCCGCGGTCGGTACCGGAGGGGAGCGGGGCGGTGCCGGGGCCAACGGGTCCAGCGCCGCCGACCAAACCGGCGGTAACCCAGGCGCTGGAGGAGGCGGTGGCGGTGGCAACAACAGCGGGTCCACAACCACCGGTCACGGCGGTAACGGAGGTAAATACGGCGGAGGCGGTGGCGGAAGTGGCGGTCATAGGACTAATGCTCATCGCTACGGCGGAGCGGGCGGTGACGGATACGTCCTGATCGAGTGGGAGTGACCCCTACTCGCCGCGAATGATCTGGTACACCCGACCTCTGGTGATGCCTGCTTGTCTGGCGATCTCCGGGGCGGGCATACCGTCCGCGTACGCGGCCTTCACGAGGTCGAACATTTCACTGGTCAGCTCGCCCATCTCGGCTGCAACCTTCTGCCGCTTGACACGGTTCTGTGCTAGTCGATCAGCGAGGGTCATACGGGAAATAGTAGCACGTTATACGCAGTTGACAGACAGTGTGTAGCGGCTATACAGTGGTCCCATCAACTTGAGACACCGCCCAGCGGGGCGAAAGGCCTGAGAAACCAACCCCGCCAGGCGGCCCACCCCCAACAGGAGGCCCACCAATGCTACGCACCACCACCGCGACTGTCTTCGCAATCGCCGCACTCGCCCTCGGAATACCCGCAGTCGCTGATGCCGCACCCGCCCACTGCGCGAATCACGGCACCGGCCACGGGCAGATCTACAAGCACGCATGCGCCACCGGCAGCGGCGGCGCAGGAGCCGACTGGACATACGCCACCCACGCCGACGGCACACCCAAGATGGACGGCACCAAACACATCTACAAGTGCGTGCGCCACTGCGGCGGCGGCCGCCACCACGTCGAAACCACCGACACCTGGTGACCCGCCATGAAGATCCACGTTCAATCCCGCGGCCCCGCCGGCTGGAACGCAACAGTCCTCTTCACCACAGGAACCGTCCTGACTGTCGCTGACGACCAAGGTCGCAGGCACCTGATCGACACGTCCCGCGTCACGGTCAGGAGGCTGCCGTGACCAAGCCCACTGTGAAACGCATAGCCGGGGCTCTCGGAACCGGACTCCTCGGAGGCATCGCACTCACCAGTGTCCTGTCCTGGATGTTCGCCACAGGCAACCCCGCCATCGACTTCTTCATCGAACGCGACACCCTGTTCTACTTCTAAACCCACCCCAGAAAAAGCCCCGCCACCCACTTGGGTGCGCGGGGTTTTTCTATGCCCGAAAGGAACCCCGGACATGGACCGTCTCGGAATCATCCTGCTCAAACTGCTCGGACCGCTCGCCGACAGGATCGCCGACCGCATCGCCGACAGGATCACCGAGAACCTGCCCGACCTGTCCAACTTGGACGACCAGATCGTCGCGAAACTCCCCGACCTGACCAACCTGCCAGCGCAAGTCATGGACATCATCGACGGCGCGCTGCGCTCCATCCCCGTCCTCGGCGGAATCCTCGGGAGCAAACGGTGACCACGAAAGATCAAGTCGCCCAAATCACCATCGCCGAAGCCAAGGCGCGCGGCTACGCCCGCAGCGAATGCCTGGCGGTCATGTCCACCTTCTACCAAGAGTCCGGCTGGAACGACACCATCTGGGACCCCACCCACACCACCTACGGCATTGCCCAACAGGACGGCTCCTACCCACACCGCTTCGACGGTGCCGCAGCCCAAATCAAAGGCTTCTTCGACAAGCTCGACGTGTGGCGCGCCAAACCCGGTGCCAGCACCGATATATGGCTGAACATCTGCTGGATGCAGCAGGCCCCCAACTGGCCCAGCGCTGACTACTGGTACGCCAACGGCCGCCGCGCCTACCTCACCGAAATCAAGTCACGCATCACCACCGTCACCCCATACCTCGACAAGTACTGGCCCGCCGATGGAGGTACCGCCGTGCCCGACGAACCACGCCCCGACTTCAACGAGTTTCCGATCTGGTCGGCCAACAACAGTTCCCGCAGCGGCAAGCCCACTATGTTCCTGATCCACACCCAGGAGGGTGGTGGTGGGGACGCAGCCGCTGAAAACCTCGCCAAATGGTTCCAGAACAGCAACGGCGTCTCCTACCACTACACGATCTCCCAGGCGTCCGATGGTGGTGTGACGGTGGTGGATTGCGTCGACACCGACCGTGCTGCCTGGTCTGTTGGCAACGCGAACAGCATCAGCATCAACCTGTGCTTTGCTGGGTCCCGCGCATCATGGACGCTGGATCAGTGGATGAAGCAGTCCAACGCGATCGACGTCGCCGCATATCTGGCGGTGCAGGACGCGAAGAAGTACGGCTTCGAACCACTCGTGGTTCCCCCGCCATACACAAACGGCCGCCCGGGCATCTCGGATCACCGGTGGGTGACCGACGTGTTCAAGTGGGGCACCCACACCGACGTCGGAGACTGGTTCCCGTGGGACTACTTCGCCGAACGGGTCAACCACTGGGCCAACGGTGGCAAGACCGAGCCTGAACCGCCCAAGGTGAAACGCTTCCCGGACGACTGGAGTGACCGCGAAATCCTCGTCGAGATTCTGCGGCAACTGCGCGGATACAACCTCACTGGCTGGCCGCAGCTCGGCGGCAAAACCCTCGTGGACGCGGTAGCCGACCTGCGGACAGACATCATTGATCTACAAGGGGCCATAGAGCACGGAGAGATCACACTCGGCGGTGCCCAATGAGGATCGACGGCCAGTATGTCGGCCTCGGAGCGGGGGACAGCTCCGACGAGATCCGCAAGATCAAGGCGTTCATGCGGCGCAAGTTCGCTTCCTACGCGGGCGATTTGGCTGATACCCCGCTCTATGACGAGGCCATGACGGCAGCAGTCGCCGAGATGCAATCCCGGTACAACACGGCTGGGCAGCTGCGCGACGGGCTCTACATCCCCGGGATTATCAACGCCGAAACCAAGTACGTCATGGGGTATCTATCCCGGCCCGTCATCGACACCCGGCCAGTCCTGTTCACCGTGTGCGGCACCGGCGTGCCCTGGTGGGTCGGCCCCGACGCCGACACCGCACGCGCCGTCGAAGACCAATACCTGTGGCAACCCATCGGATACCCAGCCGCATCGTTCCCGATGGGCCGATCCATCACCGCAGGAATCACCGAGGCGCACAACCAGGCCAACCGGTGGCGCGAACGCATCGAAACCCACGGGACCGCACTGGCGGGCTATTCGCAAGGCGCGGGGGTCCTCTCGGAGCTGTGGATGAACCACATCGCACCCGAAGACGGCTCCCTGCGATGGATGAAACCCCATGTGCGTAAAGCGGTCACGTGGGGCAACCCGAACCGCGAACTCGGACACGTGTGGGCTGATCACGGCGGCTCCCCAATGGCCCCATCCAACACCCAGGGCGTGTCCTCCAACGGCATGCGCAACACCCCCGACTGGTGGCGCGACTACGCCCACCAAGGCGACCTGTACGCCTGCACCGAACCCGGCGACACACAAGAGGTCCGAAACGCCATCTGGCAGATCGTGCGCGACCTCGACCTGTTCACCGGCCCCGATTCACTGCTGGCCCAAGTGATCGAACTCGCGCAAGCCCCGCTGCCGGAAACGATCGCGATCACCCGGGCGATCCTCGACGCCGGCATGTTCTTCGCGAAACGCACCGGCCCGCACGTGGACTACAACCCCCAGCCCGCCATCGACTACCTACGCACATAGGAGGCACCCATGCTGACACGTTCATTCTGGATCGACGCCGCCGAGCGGGCCATACGCACATTCGCCCAAACCGCGATCGCCACCCTCGGCGCCGGGGCAGTCGACCTGATGACCACCGACTGGATATCGGTGCTGTCCGTGTCCGGCGGCGCGGCCGTCGTATCACTGCTGATGTCGATCGGCGCCGAACGCCGCGGAAACCCCGGAACGGCGTCGGCCACTAGAGCGGTCACTGCTGCATGATCTGGGAATCGGTGCGCGAAGCGGTGAACGCCGCGTACCAGCCTGACGACGGTATCGACCTGATAGGACTGCTCATCATCGGACTGCCCTCCACCATCGCCGCCATCGGAACAGGGATCGTCGGCGTACTCACCGTTCGGGGGCAGCGCAAAGGCCGGGAGCGCGCACGCCAGATCGACGCGAAAACCTATGAGATTCACGAGCAGACCGTCAACACCCATAACACCAACATGCGTGACGACCTCGACGAGATACGCGATCTGGTGCGCGACGGCTTCAAACAGATCCAACGCGACATCGGCGGACTGCGGGAGGAGCTGCGAACCGAACGACTGGAACGAATCGAAGGCGACAAACGCCGCGACCGGTAACCACCAGGAAAGAAGGGCGCACGAATGTCACTACTGGCCGATCTCGCGGGCCTGCAACCCCGCACATGCCCCGCATGCGACTGGGCGGGCGCCCGGTCGAAACAGGAACGCGCAGAGATAAACACGGCGGTGGAGTCCGCCAAACGCGGCGACGTCAGGTTCACCGATGTGTTGCGGGTCCTCGTCAAACACGGTATGCCAGACATGAACGCGCAAGCGTGGCGGCACCACGCGAGGAACCATCATGTCGCTGACTAGCGACCTGCGTCAGGTGCGCATCGCCGAAGGTGTGCGCAACAAAATCCTGATCCTCGACGTTGAACGTCTCCCCGGAATCACCGAACAATACTGGTGGGGCAGGGGAGACCTGAAGAACCGGTACGTGCAGTACGAGACGGTGACCCGCATGCCGCGCACCACGATTGTGTGCGCCAAGTGGTATGACCAGCCCGAGGTTATCCAGCTCGCCGAATGGGACAAAGGTGGACGCAAACGGTTCCTGCGGCGCGTCCACAACCTGCTATCCCAAGCGGATATCGTCGTCGGCCACTACATCGACGAAGCTGACGTGCCGTGGCTGAAGGGCGATCTGCATTTGGAGGCCGGGTTACCTCCGCTGCCTCCGTTCAAAACCGTTGACACGTTGAAGGTGTTACGCCGCGAGTTCAAATCCGGTGCCCCATTCAAAGGTTTGGACGCGTTCTGTCAGATCGTTGGCCTGCCCGCCAAAACTGACCGCTACGACCGGGGCGCGATGGAACGCGCCGTGACAGGGAAGAGCGCCGCGGACCGGGAACGCTTGGTGTCGTACTGCGCTGGCGATGTGGTAGCCACGCAGGGGTTGTACGACTTCCTGCGGCCACACATCAAAAACCATCCCGCACTGTTCGTTGACGGCGAGGACAAGCTGATGGTGTGCAACCGGTGCGCTGGTGAAACTGTGGTGATCCCGCGGCGGTACGTGGCGAATGTGTTGACGTACACGATGCGCCGCTGCACCAACTGCGGGGCGCATTCACGACTGTCCATCGAGCCGGAACGCATGAGCGCTGTGAGAGGGGTTTGATCGGTGAACGTTCGAGTGTGTACGTTTCTAGACCACGGAGTGACGGTAGGGTTCCTGTGGGACGCGCTCAAAGAATGGATGCGACTGTGAGGCCGGCCGATCCTGTCCGGGCTGCGATCCAAGAGAGTTTGGATGCGCAGGGCGACGGCTGGCAGGTAGCCCACTATGTGGCGGTTGTCGGCCTGGAACGCATCACCGGTGACCGGATGGACTTGGGCGCGACGACGGTGATCACACCGGTAGGGCAGCCGGGGTACGTCACTGACGGTTTGGTGAATCGTTACTGGGACGAATCAGACGATGAGTGATCCGCAGTTGGAGTTGTGGCGGTCGGTGTGGCTGGCTGTCGTCGCGGGGATGATCGTCGCGCTGCTGGTTCACGTCTGGGCTTAATCCACGCCTCGTGAAGCATCGAACTTCAAGAGAGGTTACGGGGCCGCCCCGCTTGCACAACTCTCCAGTGCAAGCGGGGCGGCCCTCTTTTCGCGTATCTACTGGTCCCTACCCATTGGCTTCTTCCCATCGTTTCATGAACCTGCCCGCTAACCGGTACACCGTGTTCGCCGCCTCAGGAGACCTCGTATCGGAAATCTCCCATACGAGCCCATACATCCACCATAGTCTTTCATTAGTCCGTCTCAAACTCTTCGAAACTGAGTCCGCTGAGGATGTCTGCGGCACGGTGGGTCAGATATTCGGATGTGTGCGGGTGATCCATGCGCATTTTGTCGGCAGTGGCCACGATGCGGTCAAGGGCGTACTGGGCACCGGCAGTGAATGCTTCTCCCGCGACATAAAATTGGTAGAGGTATTCGCCGAGGGCGGAGTGCTTGGGGTTTCGGGCAGCTCTGTATCGTTCGGAGGCATCCAGGTTTTGGCATGTGTGGTGCATTGGGGGAAGGGTGTCGATAACTGTCTCCCCGTCTTTGAACGGTTGACCGCACCGGCCGCAACGATCATCGGTGTTCATCAGTTGCACATCTCGCATCCGTGGCCGGTCGGGTAGGTGTCTGATTCACCTATGTGGCTCAGGTTCCGACTGCCAGTGGGCTGCATCAACGCGACCTCAACAGAACCACAAGCGGTACACATGCCGTAAACGACGTCGGCATCAGAGGAGCAAGCGGATAGGCCGATAATGGCGGCAGCGGCCACCGCCGCGGTAATGAGTTTCTTCATTCACTTTCGCTTTCTGGAAGTTCGGGGCGTCGAGGCCGGTCATTGCTCAGCCACCAGCTCCTCGATCTGGGATTCGAGGAGTTCGATATAGATCTTGTCGGCCTTACGGTTGAGCTCGACGATCGTCAACGCCGCCCACATCAGCGTGAAGGCAAGCGCGTCCTTACTTGGGTTGATCGCCAGATCGACCGCACAACTCAACGCCATCAGCAGTGTGAGGGTCGCCCACCAGGTCCAGCATTTGCAGAAGTCCCGGAGGTATTCTCTGGTAGCGCTCATCAATCATCTCCTCCGGAGAGCCAGTGAAGGGTGTCGCCCGGCTCCATGACATTCCCGAGCCACGACCACAGTTGAGTGATGTACGGGGAGGTGAACACCTCGGTTTTATCCCCGTAGTGGACCTCGTAGCGGACGTCATCCGACTTCACCTCACAACCACCACACATCATCACAGCTTCGTAGCGGTCAGTAGCTGCAGTCATTTCATCCTTCTTTCAGCCATCGTTGGGAACCGTGATCGCTGTCCGCCGACGCTCCAGATGCTTCAACCGCTCAATCGAAGGCACAGCAAGCTCAGTTGGATCCTCATGCTCCCCTATGAAAAGAGAGTACGACGGCGCGACGACATGTAGGACCAGTGAAAACCCCTATAGGGTTACCTTTAGGGTGATCCCCTCTGAGGCTTATGGCCTCTGACCTGTGCGCCGTGAGGGTTTCGAACCCCCGACCCGCTGATTAAGAGTCAGCGGTTGATAGGCTGCATACCAGGAGAAACGTTGTCAAACCCGCAGGTAGACCCCCGATACTGCGCAATTCTGCGTAATGCTGCGCAGCACCGTAGGGTGAACCGTAGGGTGACCCCCTGGGAGGGAAAACGATGGCAACTAAGAAACGCAGAACCCGCGGAGACGGAGCGTTCTTCCAACGCGCCGACGGCAAATGGATGGGACGAGTAGAACTACCCCCAGACCGCAACGGCAACCGCCGCTACAAATGGGTGTCCTCCGTTGACCGCAACACCGCCATGGCCAAACTCAAACAACTCCGCCGCGACGTCGAAGAGGGCCGCATCGCCACCACCTCATCCACAACTGTGGAGAAGTGGATGCTGCACTGGATCGACAACATCCACGCCAAACGTAAAGTCCGCCCCGGCGTCCTCAACGACTACCGGGCCGCCATCCACAACCACATCAACCCGATCCTCGGCGCGAAACGCATCGACAAACTCACCCCGCAGCATGTGCGGGACCTGCACTCCGAGATCGGGGCCTCCCGCACCGCCGAGCTGGTCCATGTCATCGTCCAGAAAGCCTTGGACGATGCGGTAGCGGAGGGTGTGGCGACCAGGAATGTGGCCGCATTGGTCGACAAGCCCGAGTACCGGAAGAAGAAACGCAACGGCTTCCCGGCGGACGTGGCGCAGCACATCATTCACACCGCGTTCCAGGTGTGCGACGAACCGGATGCGGTGCGGATCGCCGCCGGTTTCCTGACGGGCGCCCGCCGTGGGGAACTCCTCGGCCTGCGCTGGCCCTACGTCGACAACCCCGCTCAGGGATGGATCACCATCGCTTGGCAGTTGCAATCGGAAACCCGCGTCCACGGCTGTGGGGATCCTCTACCCGAACCGTCACCGCTGTCCCGGCCCGACCGTATGCCCAAGAAACCCCCGTACTGGCCTTGCGGGAAGACACGGGCATGGGCATGCCCGCAGTCCCGGTGGGACCTGCCGGCGCATTTCGAGTATCAGGAATGTGAGGGGTCGTTGTTGTTCACCCGGCCGAAGACGGACGCTGGTTGGCGTGAGGTTCCGTTGTTGCCGCCGTTGTATGTGGCGATGCAGAAACTCCGCACCGACAATCCGCATGACTTGGTGTGGCACAAGGAGGGGAAGCCGATCGATCCCCGTTCGGACTACGACGTGTGGCGTGGCGTGTTCCGCGCTGCTGGGGTGATCGGTCCAACCGAGTCGTTACCGCCGCACAACTCGCGGCACACCACCTCGACATTGCTGCGCGCAGCGGGTGTGGATGAGCAAACGCGTATGGAGATCTTGGGTCATGCGAGTGTGGATGCGCAGCGGATCTATGCGCATGCGGATCGGGCGAGGCATCTGGAGGCCATGCAGGGGCTGTCCGAACTGCTCCCATCGACGTTTGCGTAGGCGACCGACTGTAAATGCGCCCTGCCGAGGGATTCACCATCCCCGGCAGGGCGCTTTTTTGCGTTCTGGCGGGTGTCACTCCGTCATGGTCCAGGTTCCGCAGCCGCTCGTGCGGAACACGATGCGATGATCCCCGTTGATTGTGCCGGTCCACGACGCGACACCATCGGGTTGGATGTTCGCGCGGACGGTGCCGGATGGTGCTTCACCTTCGCGGAGTGTTTCGCCGCCGCGGTAGTCGGCGATGCTGACGACCGCCCACGTGCAGCCGGGGGAGCTGGGTGGGATGGTGGCGGTGTAGGTGCCCCAGTCGTATCCGTCTGCGCCGCCCATGTTGTGGGTGCCGTCGCCGGGGATGGTGCGGTACGGGTTGGGCCGTGTAGTGGTGGTGGTTGGTGTGGTGGTTTGTGATGCGCTTCTGTCGTCGTCGTCGTCGTTGTTGTTGCGTGCGGAGACGATGCCTACGACGGCGAGCACAGCGAGCGCGGTGACCATCACCTTCCCTGGTGACACAGCGCGATCATTGGTGGTCATCTGGTAGTGGTCTTTCTGTGTTGGTGGCTAACTTTCGCGCACTGGCGTTATCTGATCGTGACATTCCCATGTTTGGGCTTCCTGTGCCGATCTTGGCAATGATCCGTTAGCGTCTACGCATCCGGTTGCGAGGGGTGACCGGTGCTGGTGATTTCGGTAGGTGCAGCCCATGTTTGATGACGAACTCGACACTCTGCTGGTGCGGATTCTGAACGCGATGGACGAGTGTCCGCCAACAACATGGACGTTGCGCCGGGCACGTCTAGTCCTTGCGGCGTTGACGTGCCCGGACGCTCCTGGCGATGTGGTCGCGAATCTCCGCCCCGGCTGTTTCGCCAGTCCGAGGTTGGCGCGGCTGCGTCGTGTCACTGGTCGCGGCGTCTAGGTCGCCCTCCTGGTCTTGACGCGCTTCGCGCGGTGTTCGCGTCGTCTGCGCAGTTTCCATGACATTTCGTGCCTCCTGCAATCGGCGGGTTACTTCTTTAACTAGTTCTTCGTCGGTTCGCTTGTTGAGTGGCCGGTCTACTTGAACGATCTTTTTGGTATCTCCGGGTTTGAGGTAGCCGGCTGCTAGGAACGCCTCTAGCACTGGTGCTCCTAGTGCGTTGGCAACCATGCGCAGGTCGCTTGGTCTTGGTTGTGAGCCCCCGCGCCACTTGCTGATCGTGGCCTTGTTGATGCCAGCTTTGTCGGCTACGGCGGCTGCGGTCGTCTCAGCTTCGGCGATGCGTTTGTCGATCCACTTCATCAACTCTTCGTTGGGCATATCAGCAGCGTAGCCGCATTGTTGCCGCAACCCTACCGGTTGCGCGTAAGCAACTTGGGTTGCGTCTAAATCCCACAGGTGTAGTTCGGCACGTCACCCGCCGTATCCAGCGCAAAGCCGGTCCCCAAAATCCGATCAAAGTTGCCGCACGGAAATGGGTTGCGTGTCGGCAACCGAGCGTGTATGTTCAGTGTTGCCGGTCAGCAACCGGTTGCCAATCAGAAAACTCACAGTTTGGAGACCGCTATGACTCGCGGGTTCGCGATCAAGATGGGGCGGGTCAAACGGGAGATGAAGAAGCGCGGAATCCCCGACTACGCGGCACTCGCCCGTGACATGAAAGTCAACAAGAGCACGGTGTGGCGAGTCATGAACGGACGCGCCCGTCCCGGCCCCGATTTCGTTAACGCGCTGCTCGACGCGTGGGACCTGGAGTTCCACGATCTTTTCGACGACCCCCGCAAGCTTCGGCCGAAGAGGGCCGCATAGAAGAAGCCCCCACCTGTGTGCAGCAGGTGAGGGCAGAGACAACGAGGAAGAAGCTCGAATGTCTGAACTACAGCGTATCAACCGGGGCGTCTGCCCCACTCCCGGCAAGAAGCAGTACCGCTCTCAAGCCGAAGCGAACCGGTGGCAGCGACAGAAGTACGCCGGCCACGGCAACCGCAAGGAACGCCTCTACGCCTACCAGTGCCCGAGCGGTGAGCACTGGCATCTGACCCACCACACACCCGAGGTGCAGCAGACCGTGTTCGACAAAACCACCGGGCAACCAGGACTCGTCCCCACATCGAACGCGTTCGAGGGCCACAACGTGCGGCACGTGTTCACCGATCAGCCCTACTGGGTTGCCAAGGACGTGTGCGAGGCCGCGGGGATTTCGAAGTACCGCGACGCGATCGTCCAACTGGACGACGACGAAAGGGTGTACCTGTTCGTGGACACCCCTGGCGGACCGCAACGCATGGTCGCGGTCACCGAGGCAGGTGTGTGGTCACTGCTCATGATCAGCCGGTCACCGAAGGTGAAGCCGTTCAAGCGGTGGATGACACATGAGGTGTTGCCGTCGATCCGCAAGACCGGCGGGTATTCCGCTGTCGATACGAATATTGCGCTTCCTGACCGCAAGACTCTTGCCCAGTGGGTGGTTGAGGCGGAGACCCGCGCCGAGCTGGCTGAGGCGAAGGCGTTGGAGTTGTCAGTTCCTGCGTCGGCGTGGAATGAGTTGGCCGAGGCATCGGGTGACTACTCGGTGTCGGATGCGTCGAAGGTGCTGTCCCGCGACCCGGCGGTGAATATCAAGGAACGCGCTCTGTTCCAGTACATGTCGAGCATCGGTTGGGTTTTCAAGCGGCAGGGCCGTTGGAAGGCGTACCGCGATCAGTTGGAGACGGGTCGTCTCGCGGAGAAAGTGGCGAAGCCGTTTTGGCATGAGTCTCGCGGTGAGTGGGTGAATGGTGAGCCCACTGTGCGGATCACGCCGAAGGGTTTGGCGGAGTTGCATAAGCGTCTCGGTGGCACCGGGCAACTCGCGTTGGCGGCCGTGTCATGAGCTTCTCTTTCTATGCAGAGCCCACCCAGATCCTCAAGAGAGGCCATGGTGGTGTGACCGTAGGACTCGGGGAAAACAACGGATCCGAATTGGCCTACTTGCACGTCGGTGATGGATACCGCAATGGTGACGTTCTCCTGGACGCCGACGAACTCACGGATCTGATCGACCAGCTGACCATCATCCGCAACGCGATGAGGGAGACGCGATGACGTTTCATTCACGCCCGAGGCCTCCGATCCAGCATTTCCCGAAGCCGAAGAAACCCTTGTTCCAGTCGAAACCGAAGGATGCGAAATGAGCACTCCCAGATGGGCCACGTTCAAAGAGGTCGCGTCATACCTCCGCTTGAAATCAGACGTGCTGATACGGGAAGCGGTCAAAAACGATGGGTTGAAGGCTTATCCGATCGGTAACGGTCGGGAGGCGCGTGTTGACCTGAATGAGGTTGATGAGTGGATGAAGTCGCGTAGTTATGAGCCGAGGTCCGCGTGAGTACTGAGCAGAGGTATGTAGCAAGTTTGGACGTGTCCGCATGAGTGATGTTGTTGAGCGGGCCAAGGCCGATATGGAGCTGTGGGGCCGCACTCCGTGTGTGGAGATCGAGGTTCTCACGGGCATGACTGCGGCAGAGGACGCGTACCGGCGTGCGCCTGAGACTGTCGCCGAACTGGTCGCTGAGGTTGAGCGTCTGCGGGCAGAGAAGCTTGGGCTGGAAATCTCGGAGTCCAATCTGCTTGTCGAGCTGCGCAACGAGGTGGAGCGCCTGCGCCCCAGGGTGATTGAGACCGTCGAAGAACTCGACGCGCTGCCGGACTTCGTCGTCGTCCATGACCGGGTGAACACTGTCTGGGAGAAGGACTGGCATGGCGGTGAAGGCCCATGGTGGCAAACGTCTTCGGAGACTCCTCGATCCAGCGCTGACTTCTGGCTTCCCGCCCGTGTTCTTTACAACCCGGAGGCCGACAAGTGAGTACGTCTGCTCCTAAGCATCGGAGTGTGTGTCAACTGTCGGGTGAGGTTCGCCCGTCTGGGTTGTGGAAAGCGTTGGCCGAGTGGGACGCAAAGCAGATGCGTGAGGCTGCGGAGTTGGAGGCGTTGCGTGAAGAAAACGCCAGCCTGCGGTGCCGGCTACAAGAACTGGGGGAGACAGCGTGAGCGATCCAGCAGTAGAAGCTGCGACACGGGTTATGAAGCTGGTTTACGCATACCCGACGCCCAATAGAGACCTTGTTGTTGCTGCCCGCGAGGTGTTGAAGCCGATCCGCGAACTACACCACCCAATCGATGAGCACGGAGATTCTGTCGAAGAGTGCAGCGAGTGTAGACACCGTTGGCCCTGCGATACCGCCAAGCTGATTTACACCTCTGAGGAGCTTCAGTGAATCTTGTTGAGCGTTTGAATGCCAGGTTTAACAACGTGATTCATGACGGGCTCGCCTTGGTGGGTGCTGTGGTGGATCCGTGGTTGGCGCGCCTTGAGCGTCAGGCCATGAGCAATGCGTTGGGGAAGGACAGATACATGACCCGCGAGAGAGATCAGGCAGACTTTTCAGGCCTGGTGCTCATGTCGGTAGTCGCCGCCCTGGACGGTAGCCCGTGGGTTACGAAAGGTCATTTACGGGAGCTGTCAAGCGAAGTAGCCGCCGTGGCGGTGGAAAGGATGTCCGAGACAGACTCCTTTTTCCTACCGGACGGAACTCTCTTTGAGAAGCGCGACAGCGACACCGCAGAATGCGAACTCCTCGCTGAAGACATCTGCGATGAGGCTGAGGAAGCCGAACTCACGGGCGACGACTGGATGAGCCTGAGGGAGTACCTGGAGACAGCGACCGCGGAAGAACTCGCCGCCATGCGCCAGCAGCGTGAGGTGTCCGAAGACGATCTCACGATGCGCATCGCTGATCTTCATGGCTGGTCTGTGCCGAGCATCGTGGACAGTCGGATCGCTCGGGCTCTGCTGGAGAACTACCGCATCACCCCGAGATAGATCAACCCATCCAAACAAAGAAAAGGAACCCCCAATGTCCATTGATCTCGACCGAATCACCCACCCTCTGCGCCTCGCGAAAGGCAGCCACCAACCCGGCTCCGGGAAAGGCTGCGCCATGAACGTCATCTCATACATCAACGGTGACACCAAAATCACCGACTACCCCGAATGCTCAGCACGCCCACTGGCCGCCCTGGTGCAGATGTGCAACGACCAACTTGCTGGACCTGACGGATTTCTATCAGCCGAGAACAGTGTGCTGGTTCTCGACTTGGGTTGGCAGACAGTCGGCACTGCAGGTGTTTCGGATGCTGTCCACGCGTTGTGGATTGCCGACATGCTGGATTCCCCAGAGTGGGGGGTTATCCGGTTCGCGGATGAGGTTGGTGCGGTGGCGATCCGCGAGATTGCTGATTTGCACCGTCAGGCGGCGGCGGGTCAGGTGCCGTTTGCGTGGGCCGCATGGAGCGCCGCAGGGTACGCCGCATGGAGCGCCGCATGGAGCGCCGCACAGAGCGCCGCAGGGTACGCCGCAGGGAGCGCCGCAGGGTACGCCGCAGGGAGCGCCGCAGGGAGCGCCGCAGGGAGCGCCGCAGGGTACGCCGCAGGGAGCGCCGCAGGGAGCGCCGCAGGGAGCGCCGCATGGAGCGCCGCATGGTACGCCGCAGGGAGCGCCGCATGGTACGCCGCAGGGAGCGCCGCACAGAGCGCCGCAGGGTACGCCGCAGGGAGCGCCGCAGGGAGCGCCGCAGGGAGCGCCGCAGGGAGCGCCGCAGGGAGCGCCGCAGGGTACGCCGCAGGGAGCGCCGCATGGTACGCCGCAGGGAGCGCCGCATGGTACGCCGCAGGGAGCGCCGCACAGAGCGCCGCAGGGAGCGCCGCAGGGAGCGCCGCAGGGAGCGCCGCAGGGAGCGCCGCAGGGAGCGCCGCATGGAGCGCCGCAGGGAGCGCCGCAGGGAGCGCCGCAGGGAGCGCCGCATGGAGCGCCGCAGGGAGCGCCGCATGGAGCGCCGCAGGGAGCGCCGCAGGGAGCGCCGCACTTATCGAGTTCACGCGGCAGGCGATAGCACGGTGGCGCGAACTAGCTGGGCTCGACCTGGAAACCGAGATTGACGCTGCGGACATCAATGCCGCTCTCGCCCGCATCAACGGCTGACGCAGGCGGGCCGCCGCCCCGATTGCGCGGGACGACGGCCCTAACACCGGAAACACACAACTAAGGAGACAATTCCCGATGTCAATCCAAGATTCTAAACCAGCATGGTGGGACCACCACCAAACAAACTGGTCCGACCTACCCGTCACCACCAACCCACCCATGGCTGACCTCGACCTCTTGAAGGAACTGGAGGACCTGGCGGAGTTGGTGTTGATCCACACGGAGAGTGTGTCGTGGTTCCGCCCGTTCCTGCCCCCGGTGCACTGGGAGAACGAGCCGACGATCTGGGAGCAGATGAACGGCGACGCCGTAGTCGCACTGTTGCACGACTACCTCACGACAGGAGAAGCAGCATGAGGCGCAGTGAGAAGAACTGGCGGTATTGGTGGACGATGCCGCTGCTCATCGCCGCAGGCATCATCGGCCCAGGTTTGACCGCACCAGAAGCCCACGCCGACATCAACAGCGACGCCTTCGTGATGGCACTCGACTCCGAAGGCATCACCTACAGCTCCAAACCCGCCGTCATCAACGCCGGCAAAGCCGTCTGCGACGTCCTCGACACCGGCTACACCATGTACGAAGCCTCAGTCTTCGTGTACAACAACTCCAACCTGAACCTGTATGACTCAGGGTATTTCGTGGGTGCCGCCACCGCATCGTTCTGCCCTGAACATTTGAGCGGCACGGGGTGGGTGTGATGCCGAATTCCCCGTTCATCCGGTTGGCTGAAGTTCACACCGAAGACTGGCGCCGCGACGCGATCTGCACACAGATCGACCCGGAGGCGTGGTTCCCCGAGAAAGGGATCCGCAACGACGACGCCAAAGAAACCTGCTGGAAATGCCCCGTACAAGCACGCTGCCTCGAATACGCCCTGGAACACAATGAGGGCTGGGGTATTTGGGGTGGATTCACGGAGAAGGAACGGCGCGCTATCAGGCGTGGAGAAATGACCCCGGTGAACCCACGCAAAATGATGCCTTGCGCGATCTGCGGTAGCGATTTCACACCGAAACACCGCCGCGCCAAGTATTGCTCCACGAAATGCAAGAACCGTGCCTATGCGTTGGCTCGCCGACAGCAGAGGCGGGGAGCATGAACATCGACTGGTTCGCTGTCGAGTGCGCCTCCAACGGAACACCGATGCGGCTCAACACCGATGAGCGTCGAATGATGGTGCGTCGCCGGCCGAACCTCCCCGAGGTTGAGTTGGCTCGGCGATCGTTTTGCACAGTCAGAACCATCGAACGTGATCGTGCCGACTTGGCCGACGCAGAACAGCAGCAGTGCCCCCTGTGTGGTCAAGCCGCGTGGGTGATCCACACCGGGATTGTGGAAGCACACCCGGACAAGCTGCTGCAGGAATGCCCTATGTCGGGCCAGTCGGTGGCAGCTGATTGGGAATCGCAAACTGCCGCAACCGTTGTGTGGCTGTCCAGGCGTATCCGTGTCGGCGACTCCATCGGCGTGTGGGACTACCTCACCAAGCTTCCCGAGGACCAGCGCACCCAACTACTCATGGCCGCGTTGGCTGGCATCCCTGATGTGGAGGATCCGTTCGCGTGGATCACTGAGGAAGTGGAGCAGGTCGCATGAGCAACGGAACCCGACTTACCAATGAGCAGGTGAAGATGATCCTGTCGATGACTCGTGACGGGTTTTCCGCCAGGCATATTGCTGAGGTTGTGGGGTGCTCACCACGCACGGTTACTCGTGTGAGGGCCGCAGCCGATGCGCGGGTGATGAACCCTGACAGGTTCACCCCACTCACCGCAGACCAGCTGGAGTTCGCCGAATACCTCCTCGAGGACGGCGCCCCCTACCAGGAGGTTGCCCGCACATTGGGGGTGTCCAGCACCACCATTGAGAAGCACTTTCCTGGGCGGGGGTGGACCAAGAGGCAGGCTGCTGAGTTCACCGCGTTGCTGAAGAAGTTCCGCCGGCTGGAGGCGTCGTGATGTGCAGGTGTGGTCACAACCGGTCCTGGCACAGGTATGCGTGGGATCGGTTCCGCCAAGTGTGGGACACCAGTTGTGAAGCCACCAACTATCACGGCCCTGCTGGGCATGAACGCTGCCGCTGCTCCAAATACCAAGACAAGGAAGACGAATGATCACTGATACGAGGGTCATCACTGCGAGGGATGACGCGAAAGCCGGCGCAGCCGCACTTGATGACGCGAGGTGTGCTTTGCATGAGCTGTTGTCGGAGGGGCCGCAGTTGCCGTTCCTGGACCGTGAAGCACTGGAACTGAATTTGGAAGTCGTGTCCAAGGCGTTGTCTCGGGTTGATGCGGTGATCGGCTCGTTGGACCGGCTGGCGGACAGGTGGACAGAATGAGCGACCGCGCCGAGAAACTGTTGCAGCGAACGAAAGCCGCTGATTTCCTCCGAAGCAAGGGCCTGCTCACCGACAAAGAGGTGGCTGACGTGATCCACCAAGCCGTTCATGACGCAACGAAACCGGAGGCTGACGATGAGTGATCAGACCCGTATCGAGGCGACTCTCGTGAGTAGCGAAACCCAAAAACTCACGTGGGAGTGGTTCACCGGTTTTGTTGGCCCCGGTAGGTGGCGTGCGGTACTCCCCGGTGATCGGCGCAACGCGTGGATCAATCCGTCCGATGTGGCGGGTGATTTCCGTTGGTCTGTTGAGGACAACACGTGTGCGCGGGTTTTGGCGTGGGGGCATGAGGAAACGTTGGACGCCGCGATGGCCGCTGCCGCCGCTGCTGCTGCGGAGTATCGACTGAGGAAGGCTGCGCGATGAGCGAACCTGATGTGGAAGGACTTGCGAAGCTCCGGGAACCTTTCCCGCCGAACCAGATCGGGAAACTCCCCAAGGGCGGCATCACTCTCGACTTCCTTGGCCACGGCTACCTCACCGCCCGATTCCTGGACGTGGACCCACTGTGGACGTGGGAGCCGTTCGCCGTCGGGGACAACGGGCTACCACTGCTGGATGAGCATGGCGGGCTGTGGATCCGACTCACCCTGTGCGGTGTGACCCGCATCGGCTACGGCGACGCCGGCGGGAAGAAAGGCCCCAACGCCGTCAAAGAAGCCATCGGCGACGCACTCAGGAACGCGGGCATGCGGTTCGGTGCGGCTCTCGACTTGTGGTGCAAGGGAGACCCGGACGCCCCGGCACCGCCGGATCCTGCGGTGGCTGAACGGAACGCTCTGCTCCACGAGCTGGGCGATGCATGCGCAGCTCTGACGCTCGATGAGAAGACGGTGGCCGCCCAGTTTTACGGCAAGTACAAGGTGACCGCGAGGAACGCGAAACCCCAGCAGTTGCGGGAGTTCATCGATGACCTCATGGAGAACGGTGCCCCCGCATGAGCCGCAGGTATACGGGGTTCTCCCCGGAAACCAAGGAACTGATCTGGACCCGCGCCCAAGGGCGTTGTGAACGCTGCAACGAGTACGCCTCAGACGCTACTGCACACCATCGCAGGCCCCGTGGTCTTGGCGGATCCCGCCGCGACGACACCAACGTGGCGTCCAACGGGTTGTGGGCCTGTGGTGCTTGTCATCGTTGGGCGGAGTCCTATCGGGCGCAAGCGTTCGCCGACGGCTGGCTTGTTCGTCAAACCCAATCCCCCATCCAGATTCCCGTCCTGTACCGCGGGCAATGGGTGTTGCTCGACGACGACGGAAACACCTACCGGATACCCGTGGAGGCAGCGAAATGACCCCGTACTACACAGACGAACAGGTCACCCTCTACCACGGGGACTGCCTCGAAATCACCGAATGGCTCGCTGCAGATGTGCTCGTCACCGACCCGCCATACGGCATGTCCTACCAATCCGGTCGCCGCGCCGAAAAGTTTCAAGCCATCGCAGGCGACAAGGACGTGCAGTGCCGTGACCGTACACTGGCCGTCTGGGGAACCGAAAGGCCTGCCGCAGTATTCGGAACGTGGCGTGTTGCCAAACCGGCGAACGTGCAGCAGTGCTTGATCTGGGACAAACGCGGCGCAGGCCCCGGGATGGGCGACCTAACAACGGCATTCGGCACCAGCCACGAAGAAATCTATCTGATCGGGCACTGGGCAAAACGCTCCACCCGCCGGGGCAGTGTCATCACCACCGAGTCGTCGCCGAGCGCGCTGACATCCCGGATCGGCCACCCCACGCCGAAACCGATCGGGCTGATGGAGACGATCATCGCGGCTGCACCCGAGGGTGTGGTTGCGGATCCGTTCGCCGGTTCCGGCTCCACGTTGGTCGCGGCACGCAACCTGGGCCGCAAAGCAATCGACGTCGAACTCGAAGAGAAGTACTGCGAGATCATCGCGAAACGCTTGGACCAGATGTGTCTGGACTTTGGAGGTGCGCCATGACCGCCGAGTCGATGTTGTGGTTCCGTGCCCGTCGCCGTTCGCACCGTTCCGCGTGGGGGCATCCACGGCCACCCGCACCACCGAAACCACGACCCACACAGGAGAACCGATGAGCAACCTCACACCCGAACAACTCGAAGCGATCGCCTACATCGTCCTCGCATTCACCGGACCCCCGTCGCTGGCGTACTTCCTCGTGAAGGGGCTGTTCAAGTGATGTACACGGTTTCGGGGACGTGGCCCCACTACATCGTCACCGGTGGAACCGAACCACCGAAATGCTTCAACTCCACCGTCACCGCCGTCAAATACCTGGAACAGATTCTCCAGCAAGGCGACACCATCAACTGGCAGGTTCCATGAAAATCGGCTCGTTGTTCTCTGGTGCTGGCGGCCTCGACATCGCTGTTGAGCAGTTCTTCGGTGCCCGCACCGTTTGGCACTGTGAGCTGAACCCGGCCGCCGCAAAGGTGCTCGCGCACCGCTGGCCCGGCGTACCGAACCTCGGTGACATCACCGCTGTCGACTGGTCGACCGTCGAACCCGTCGACATTCTCGCGGGCGGATTTCCCTGCCAAGACGTGAGCGCCGCCGGTCGCCGCGCCGGCATCGCCGAGGGCACCCGATCCGGCCTCTGGACATTGTTCGCAGAAGCCATCAACCAGCTGCGGCCGGGCGTCGTAGTCATCGAAAACGTAAGGGGGTTGCTGAGTGCAAAAGCCTATCGCGCAATGGAATCCGCAGAGACAACTGTGGGAGACGGATCAGGTGGACCTGTTATCCGGGCACTCGGAGCCGTACTCGGAGACCTTGCCGACATCGGGTATGACGCGCAGTGGGTCACTGTTGCCGCTTCCGCAGTCGGCGCACCCCATCGACGCGAGCGAGTGTTCATCCTCGCACATCCTGTTGTTGCCGACGCCAGTGACTCAGCCGGACACGGGGAATGGTCACGCCCGCAACCTCGGCAAGGAAGTCAAGTTGTTCCGCTAGAGCTGTTGCCGACCCCGTGCGCCCCCGAAGACCCGGTGGCCGTCGCCGGACGCCCGAACGTCCATGTGCGACTACCGCATCGCACTCGCCATCGCACTCGGAAAACCCTGCGACAGGAACGGATACACCAATGTCTGACGCCCAGAAGCTGATCGCGGACGTGCTGCGCCGACACCGGCGGACGTTGAACCTGGAAACCGGACGCTCCCACTGCCAGGGCGCGCGGCTGGGTGAATGCTATTTCGGCGACGGTTCGCTCGACGATTTCGAGGCCCACGTCGCCGCCGAGATCGACAAAGCACTCGGAGGGTTGGCCCATCATGCGGACCCCGACACCGTGCGACTCCTGCACGCTGCCGGGACTTGGATCGCCGGAGCTGTCGCAGATGACCCGAGCGGTGAGCCGTGGCTGATGACGCGCACATTGCTCAACGAAATCATCAGCAGGGTAGACGAACTCGGCGGCTGGCCCCATGACTGACGCGCGGAGGACCGGTGGAGTGAATAACGAGCTGGGTGAGTTTGTTGCGCAGCATCAGCGCGAGTATTCGGTGCTGGGCGGGTTCGACTGCTGCACGTGCGGCTGGACGGTGCATGACGGGAGTGGTTGCGCCACATACGAGGAGCACGTGGAGGCAGCGTGGCTGCAAACGCGCAGGGCGCTTGGACTCGACGCGGAGATCGAGGACCGACTGGAGGTGGAGTCATGAGGATTGGCAGTCTCTTCTCCGGCGCTGGCGGTCTCGATCTGGCTGTGGAGGAGGTGTTCGGCGGGCGCACGGTGTGGCACTGCGAGATTGACCCCGCCGCGTCGAAGGTGCTGGCCCACCGTTGGCCCAGCGTGCCGAACTTCGGCAGTGTCACCGACATCGACTGGAGCACGGTTGAACCCGTAGACGTGCTGTGTGGCGGCTTCCCGTGCCAAGACCTGAGCTGCGCCGGGAAGCGTGCCGGCCTGACCGATGGGACACGCAGCGGACTGTGGGCGGAATATGCCCGCGCCGTGGACATTCTGAGACCCAGGTGGGTTGTGATCGAGAACGTGAGGGGGATATTGAGTGCCGCCGCCAATCGCACAGTGGAATCCGACGAGGCAACTTTGGGAGACGGATCAGGTGGACCTGTTATCCGGGCACTCGGAGCCGTACTCGGAGACCTTGCCGACATCGGGTATGACGCGCAGTGGGTCACTGTTGCCGCTTCCGCAGTCGGCGCCCCACACCGACGCGAACGCGTATTCATTGTTGCCCACCCCGCGGGCAAGCCGTGGCGCATCGACAACGGAACTCAGCTACGCGCTGGGTGGGGAGCGCAGCGACCGGGACCGGACGCAGGGACAGGTACTGATGCCGACGCCCACAACGCAGCCGCAGACGGGGAACGGGCCGACACCGCGAGTCAGCGCGGAGCGGGCATCACGCGGCGCGGCCCGAACATGTGCGGTGGTGACGGGTCTGTAGACCTGCTGCCAACGCCGAGCGCCGCCAGCGGCGCCGGTGGTCAAACGTCGCGGTCTGGGGATCGTGGTGACGAGCTGCTGCTCGACGGCACCTCGCGCTGGGGAAAGTACGCTGCCGCAATCGAGCGCTGGGAGGCTGTTGCCGGACCGGCACCGTCGCCGGCCGAACCGAACAAGAACGGCAATCCTCGGCTGGCCGCAGCGTTCCCAGAGTGGATGATGGGCTGGCCTGCCGGCTGGGTCACTGAGGTTCCGGGGATTTCGAGGAATGACCAGTTGCGGATCATCGGCAATGGTGTTGTTCCGCAGCAGGCGGCGGCAGCGTTGCGGTGGCTCCTGTCCATAGAGGTGGCAGCGTGATCACCGTTGTTTGCGGGGAATGCGCCCGAACCCAAGGACGGCCCGTCACCGCCGAGTTCACCACCACTGACGACGCCGAACGATTCATCCGCCGGCACCACGCCCTCGCCGACCACCGAGCACACATCGAGGAGACAGCATGACGTGCTTGTTGTGTGATCATCCCCGCTCCACCCACACACCCCAATGCCGAACCCGGCTGGGCGTGGACCTGCGCGACATGACCCGGTACACGCAGTGCTTATGCCCAGGATTCGAAGGCACAGAAGACGAACAGGAGGACACGTGGCTGGACTGAAGTGGATTCGACTCGAAACCACCCTCTTTGAGAATCCTAAGTTGCTCTACCTCCAAGAGGACAGGCAGTACCGAACGATCGTTTCCTACCTCCAAGGTATGTGTTACTCGGGTCGACATGGCCTCGCAGGGTTCGTCCCGAAAGCCGCTCTAAGGGTCATCGGGGCGACGCAATCTGATGCCACACGTCTAGTAAGAGAAGGGCTTTGGAACCCCGCCCCAGGTGGATGGCAGATCAATGGCTGGGATGAGTACCAACTGTCAAACGAGGAAGCGGTAAGGCGCAGCGAGAAGGCCAAAAAGGCCGCTGCCGCCAGGTGGGCTCAGAGGAACGGTAGGCAGTTCGATGACCTCTCCATCTGATGCTCCAAGCATTGCTACAAGCATTAAAGGGTTGCAGTCCTTGGGGTTATGCAAGTCGAGCAATGCACGTACGTACGCACGTACTCACAAAGAACTACTCACCTTTGGTCTCTCTTCTTACGTTAGTCAACGCGCACAGGGGGTAGAAAGATTTTGATCCACAAAGGGGAGGAACCAACCGCCTTCGGCGATGTCCTGACGGACATCGGCCCCGAGTTGCGGCCACACGACTGCGGCAGGTTCGACGTCAGGCGCACTCGTCACACAGAGGACCGCCAACCGATTCCGCGATGGCTGCGGCTCAAGGTTTACAAGCGAGACCACTTCCGCTGCGTATGGTGCGGATCATCTGACCGTCTAGAACTCGACCACATCGTTCCGTGGTCAGCTGGCGGCCCGGACACGATCGACAACCTGAGAACCCTGTGCAAACCGTGCAACAGTTACCGGTCCAACCGCGGGTACTCGCTGGATTTATCAGCTCGTGGAATCTCGCATGGACGGGAGTGCGTGAACTGCAACCCGGAACGGGTTCTAGGGCATCCACAAGCGGAAGGGATCTTCTGCACACGGTGCGAGATCACCGCAGTGGGTCTTTCGCATCGTCCGCTTGAAACTGCCTATTTCCGAGGCTATGTGACGCTCGATGAGGCCAAGGAGGCGATGTGGGATCGCTGGCGTGAAGAAGACGATCTCGAAGGCGGTGCCGGCTGATGAAGGACTGGCGTGGCACGACGATCCATCAGGAGGCGTTGAAGGTTGGGTGTCGTGATTGTCGGGCTGGGGTGGGTGAGCCGTGTGTGGTTCGGGATGGGAAGGGGCGGGTGTTGAAGGTGTTGGAGGCTTTTCCGGCTCATCCGCACAGGATCGCTGACGCCCGTTCTGGTGGTCCCCGGGGCACTGACACCAACCCTGCCCCGAAAGTCGCCCAGCGTGGCGTACAGCCCCAGCAATCAACAACAGGAGACGAACAGTGAGCCACGAACACGGCGAGATTGATCCGATCAGCCAACTGGAACTGGACGTGCTTGAGTCTGGGGACCTTGAACTGGCCACCCAAGTCGGAGAAGTGGCGCGGTGGGCTTACGCGACGACTGTCGAGTCGATCTGGGCTCTTCTGTGCCTTCCATCGGAGGTTGCGGAGCAGATGGTGAACGAATGGTTTTTGCGATGACGTTGTTTGTGTCGTCTTCGGATGATCCGCGTGTCCAGGCCGCCCAATCCGCGCGGTCGTGTGACATCTGCAAAGCCCCTAAAGGCAAACCCTGCATGAACACGATTTTGCCGGGGAAGCCGCTGCCCGGTCGGGTCATCCACTTCGGGCGGCTCACAGACAGAAACCGAGAACCGAAAGGCGACGAATGAACAACCCCGAGTTGCGTGCAGTACTCACAGAAGCCCTCAGCCGGTCGTACTACCGGATCGTTGGTAGCTCGTCGGATTGCCGAGTTGATCCGGGCGAGATCCTTGCTGACGCTCTCCTGTCTCTTCCGGGTGTGGCGGTAATCCAACTACCCGAACCGTACTTTGAGGCAACGGGCGACGAGTTTGAAAACGGCCGCAAGGATTACGCGTTCGGTGACGTGTCAGTGTTCGCCGACGGAGAGATCCACTTGTTCGGCGCGGTATGGGAGACCGCCGCCATTGAGGAATTCGCTGCGGGAATTCTCGCAGCGGTAGCGGAATCGAAGCGGGCTGCAGCTGCTGCTGCGGTTGTGGCTACAGGGGAGGAACACCATGGCTGACCTGGGGGTGACCAGGGAAGAAGCCCGGAGGCTTGCCCGCGCCTATTACGACGCGTGGGTCTGGTCGGGCTGCGACGGTTCCCGCTGGGATCGGTTACCCGAAGAGGCTAGGTCCGACTGGGTGCGGCAGGCCCGCCGGTGGCTGTTCGTCATCCGGGCTACAGGGAAGGAACACCCGTGAGCGGGATTGACGCAAGATTCATTCTCTCGGCGATTCGGCGCACCCATCATCGGGCGGCGGTAGTCCCGGAGCTGACGATCGAAGACCTGGACCTCCCCGACACTGACGAGCCCACAGACATGATGTTCATGCCGCGAGCCGAGACTCCCGAGGGGCATAAATACAGCCGCCGCATCGACGCGCTGATGTTCGATTCGCTTATCCGAACTGCGATTGAAATCAAGGTGTCGAAGGCGGATTTCATGCGTGACACTTATTGGAAGCGCCGAGCGTGGTTGAAGGTGGTGCACAGGTTCGTTTACGTGGTGCCCGAAGGGCTTGACGTTATGGCTCCACACCCGTGCGGGCTCTGGACAGTCAACGAAGCGGGGATAGTCACGGTGGCGAAGAAGGCCGTCGTGTCGAAGACGCCAGAGCCGTTGCCGCAGACCGTCGTGTCGCGCCTCGCCTATCGGGCAGCAGGCCAGTCGCTCGATATCCCAGTGACTGCAGGGGAGGAAGCATGAGCGGGGACGCGCAGAAGATCATGATCGCGGTTCAGCGCCGACACCGGCGGACGTTAAACCTGGAAACTGGACACTCCCACTGCCAGGGTACGCGGGTGGGTGAATGTGATTTCCGCGACGGTTCGCTCGACGATTTCGAGGCCCACGTCGCCGCCGAGATCGACAGAGCCCTCGGAGGACTCAGGCGGGAAATCCGCGTAATCGAGAGCATCTTCGAGCTGGGCGTGCCAGAGCCTGCAACCCGATTCGTTACCCACTGGATGGAGATACCTGATGAGTGATGTTGTTGAGCGCGCCAAGGCTGCGCTGGTCGACTACGAAGTGGCGAAGGGGTCTCGGGTCGCGGTCGCACCGGGCCGGTCCTACCGGCTGCTCGCCGAATTGGTAGCCGAGGTTGAGCGTCTTCGCCCCAGGGGGGTTGAGACTACTGCTGATCTCGAATGGCTCCCAGAGGATTCCTGAGATTATCAGGGGTTGATTCGATGATCGTCGCCGTTTCTCCAGGTAGGCAGCCGATCTGACAGCGCACACATGTTTCCGATTACCGACACTCGTAGGGAGATGACGACTATGCCGACCACAGAGCATGGATCAGACGTCCAGCACTTGAGCCCTGAACACCGCGATCGTGCTTGGCGCGATAGGTTCAACGCCCGGTGGCACTATGACTACGGCGGGTGGATTCGTACCAGGCCGCAGGATGAGGCGTCGACCTTCGCTTTGATCCCAACCAAACACTACGGACCGTTCACTGAGGATCACTCGTGTCCTGCCTGCCTGGTGGTACACCCACCTGAGGATTGCCCCGTCCTAAGTGGAAACACCGACATGTTGGTTGTTTTCGATTACGACACCTCGCCCAACAAGGCACAAGCGGATACAGCTGACGATGACCCCAGATAACGTAATTCTCACCCACGACGGAGGAACCCTGCAGAAGACGAGTAGGGGTACCTGGTATTGGGCCAACGATGACCAAGACGAGAGCCTTCCAGGGGGCCTTATCGACTTCCTTCCCGCCCGCGTGCTCTACATCCCTACAGACTCTTTGGAGGAAGCGTGAGCAGCGAAGCCCAAAACCTCATGATCGAGGTGATCGATGCGCACACGTACAACGGTGCAGACAGGGGGTTCCTCGGCGAGCACCGTGTCGAGTACTGCATCTGCGGGTGGTCGGAGGAAGGCGACGGCGTGCACACCGCGCATGTGGCTTCTGAGGTTGATAAAGCCTTCGGAGGACTCACCCGTGAAACTGTTCCCGCCCGCGAGGGGTGGATTCTCCCGACTGGATGGATCGGTGACCGCACAGCTGCCCGCTGGGTGTCGGGATGGAGCGAGGCATGAGCGACCGGTTCTATGTCTTGGACTGCGATAGGTGCGGAAAGACGTTGGGTTGGACCACCAATGCTGCATTCCCGATGTGTGGGTTGACGCGGTGCACCGACTGCATGCGGGAGGCGATCGCGTGATTCAGGTTCATTGCAAGGAGTGCAACCGTGTCTGGGACCAGTCGTGCGAAGACTGCGCTCAGTGGAAAGCGGATCGTCACTCGATCAACACGGGGCATACGGATATTCACATCATCCCGGACACCACACCCCCACGGCCCGTGGTGGATCAGGGGTGGGCGGAATGGCTCACGAAAGGATCGTCCTGCTGATGCCGTGGGTCAAGATCACTTGCACCGAGCGCGACGAGCTGATGGCAACCCGCGACCTGGTGCCGTTTTCGTCGTGCACCGATCTGGACGCCGAATTCCATAGCGAGCCGCAGATGGACATCGAGTGGGCCGAACGTGGCGCAGACCAACCGGTGCTGCGCGAACACCGATACCCGGCACGCACCTACCTCAGCGATGAACCGGGCACCGTCCGGCCCGACCGAAAGCCCTGCGAGCACTACCGATACGAGGCCCAACCATGAGCACCCCTGAGCGTGACGCCCTGATCGAGAAAGTCACCGAAGCGATCCGCGGGGAAACATCCTCCGGCCGCATCTTCCCGTGGAACACCCTGACCGAGACGGAGAAGGACGCGTGGCGGCGGATGGCTGACGCCGCGTTCGACGTCCTCGTTGAGGCATGGTTTCCGCCGTTCTGATGCCGAAAACACCTGAAACCCCCGTCGAGCACATCGAGTTCGCGCGGGAAGAAGCCCGCCAAGCCGCATACGAGTCCGCGACCACTCACGCTCTGATCGCTATCGCCCAACTACTAGCCGAAAAGGACCAACAATGAGCAACCTTCGCCTCCCCTGCATGGACTGCGGGGAACCGATGAGCCGGATCTACCCGAACGCCCGCGAGGAATTGGCGTGGGCGCACACCTCACTGGAGGACGCGGAGCTGTGCCCTCGTGACCGATCGGTCCGCCCTTGGCCTATGCCGAAACTGGAGGACCAGCCTTGAGCCTGTCTGTGATTCTCGCTTCCCAGGCCCGGTTCCTCACCGAGAGCCCTGTTTGCCCGGTGTGTTTCCAGCCCCGCACCGAGCATTCCACCGACTGCAAAGGACACCACAAATGATGAACCTCGGGTACGACAGCATCGAGGACCTTTGCGAGAAGGTCGATGTCGGGTCGGTTGTGCAGTCTGAACCTAACCAGGAGGGGGACAACAAATGCGAATGACTGATGCTCGTGTGGCTGCGTGGATCGCCGCGTGGGACAACCTCAATCAGGTAAACGAAACTTTGAAAGCTCAATACAGTCGCGGCCGCATCGAGGACCCCGACGCGTACCGTGCTGTCCTGCAAATGAGCGCAGACATCTACACCCACCTCGCCGACGTCCCAGCAGAGGTCGGCGTTGCCGCAGCGGAACTACTTGAACACCGCGAGAAGGAACTTCAGGAACAGGAAGCAATGTTCAGGAAGGCGTTTGACGAATGACCCAGCCGATCGACACCGATACCCATGTGGAAACACCCACCAAACCCAAACACATGGACCCCAACAAACTCCGCCACACCCTCTACAGACTCACCATCGACTGGCTCCAACTCCACATCCAACTCCCCACACCACCACACCGACAAACCCCCCGCCGCACCAAAACCCACACCTACGGACACCCCGCAGAATGGGCCAGCGACACCACCGCACTCATCGCCGACGTCATGACCTCATGGCACGACTACCTCGCCGAACAACGCAACGAAACCCCGCCACCCAAAGGAAACGAACAAACACGAATCATCGCAGCCTGGAAATACCTCGAACCACGCTGCGAACAACTCACCCAACTCGTCACCTACGACGACCTCAAAGAACTCCCCGACCTACACCACCGAATCATCCGAACACTCGGATACACCAAAACACCCAAATACACTCTCCCCGTGCCCTGCCCGTCCTGCGGACTGCTCTCCATGGAACGCACCATCGGAATGGGCGGCAACGACTACATCGCGTGCGGCAACCCCGACTGCACCTACATCGTCCGCGACGACCCCGACGGCAAAAACTACAAATGGTTGATCCGTGTATGTCTCGACACGCTTATCGAGTCGGAACAACAAGCCGGTTGATCTTTCATGTAAGATGACTGCCAGTAGAAGAACTATGCCCGCACCCGGACTAGCTTTCGGGTTTGTGGGCATTTTTCATGCTCACATCCGGGAAGGGACCCGAGCTTAGATGGCAGGAACCGCAGTCCTCACCCCTGACGGTATCGACACACTCGTCACCGCAGCCGAAGCAGCCTCACTATGCGGTGTCACCACCAGCACCATCTATGTGTGGGTCAATCGTGGCACCCTCGCACCGTCCGGGAAGAACCGACTCGGGCACAACGTTTACCGCGTCCTTGACGTCGCCAAAGCTGAACACGCCACCCGCGCAAAGGCCCGACGACACCGATGAGTGCTTTCCCCCCGCCGCGCACACTAACCGAACGCATCCAAGGCGCGCACCTCAACCTGAAACTCGCACGGCAATCGGGCAACCCGGACATCATCGCCGCCGCCGAACGCATACTCAACCAGCTGCTTGACCGGTTACCCCGCCCCACACGCCAGGAGTAGTTGCCCGTGCCAACCAAACACTTGCGGGTGTGTCCCGCCCCTTGCGGCAAGGTCCGTTTCTCGGCGTGCAGCAAGGCTTGCCGACTCCCGAACGATATCGACCCGGAGTCGTGGCGTATCAACTTGCAGGACGGCGCCAGGCACGATCGGTGGCAGGCAGGAATGAAACGCCCGCGCGGCCCGCATCATGCGACGCGCAGCACGCCGCCTCATCGCCACCTCGCGACGGTTGGACCCACCTAAAGACGAAACCCGGTTGTACGCAGGCAACATCACACCGGAACCGTGGGAACACCTCGACCTGTACCGGCCACCGTCCCTACTCACACGCATCTGGTGGTGCATACGAGGATGAACCTCACAGAATTTCTCACCGAGACGCTGAACAACCTGGTTCACCCCGGCGACGAAAACACCAAACCGTTCCCGATCCTCCTGCCGGGACTACGACCTATCAGTGTCCCCCCGGAACTCGCCGGCCAGTTCGCTGAAGAAGCAGGCCTACCGCACCTCGACACCCCGAAACTGGCCGCGGAAGCACTCGCCGCGGCGATCACGCAAAACTATGTGATCCTCACACGCGAAGAAGCAGAACAGCTGCGCCAGAAAGCGGCCGACGCACCGACCGGGCACCGCGTCATCAACATCCGAACCACACCCACAGCCCCGCCCGTGCTGTCGATCACCATCGACAAAACAAGCAACGACGTCATCGTTCCCAAACGAGCCTTGCGGAAAGCGACCGAACAGTGATCCACATCGAAGTTGACGGGAAAGTGCTCATGCACGCCGATCCCGGCCAGTGGACCACCACGCCACCTGATGTTCAAGCGGTCCAGAAAGCTGGACCCAACGAGCCTTGGATGCTGCCGATCATGACCGCACTCGCGAAGACGGCCACCCTCGCGATGGCCGGGGCGAAACACGAGGACACCACAATCCGCGTGACCACACGCAAGAACGGCTGGACGATGGACTGCACCAATGGATGAGGCAGCCCGCGCCCGCCAGGAGCTGCGCAGATCCAACGCCGCCCAGCCGCACCGAAACCGGCACCGCGAACGCAAAACCGGACGCACCACAGACCGCAACATCTGCTACTGCGGCGACGCCGACTGCCCAGACTGCGGCGAATGGTACGAGTGACGAACTGAGCGCGCGTGGGGACGGAGAGAGGCATGGACGAGTGACTACGTCCAACTGTGAGCTCAGCAAGAGCCGAGCCATCCTGACGATCGAGCCCGAGAAGGGCATTGTCACTAAACGCTATCGGCATCCAGCCGCCGCCGCGCGGGAGATTTACTGGTATCGCCGCCTCGACTACGGACACCCAGAGCTTATCGACTTCGACGTCGATGCCGGGATCCTGGTCACCAGCTTCCATGCCCCATGCGAGCAGCTGCCCGACTACCGCCCCGTCGCCGGATTAATCGAACTGCTGGAACGTCTCCAGGCAGATCACATCCACCACCGCGACATCCACCCGGGCAACGTCGTCCGCGGCCCCGATGGGCCACTGCTCATCGACTGGGAGACGGCCATCGAGATGGACGCCCCGTCCTACGACCTACACGGCCCCGCTTCAGGGGTGCCCGTGCCCGACATTCACACCGCCCTTCCGCGCCGCTACGAAATGTGGCTAGGCAGCGACCACCGCAGCTCCATTAAGACGCTGTGGGGATTGGATTAAGAAACTTGCTTTACCAGCCGAAGTGGGTCGATGGAAAAGAATCAGGCCGGTCCAAGCGTGACTGCAATTCCCGCTATGAGGCAATAGCCAGCTATCTGACCGGGCGCGAAGGATTCACCGTCCTCGACGTCGGCGCTTACCTCGGATACTTCGGTGCGCGCCTCCACGAGGACTTCGGTGCGCACACCACTGCGGTGGACGACTACGCGGGCCTCACCGACGCCCCGGGCGTCACCGCCATCAACAAGCGCATGACCGCGGGCGAAATTCGCAAGCTGGGCCACTTCGACGTCGCCCTCCTACTCAGCGTCCTGCACCATGTACCGCGCTGGCGGGAGATGCTAAAGGCAGTCGTGGACTCGGCGGACATCGTCTTCATCGAGACCAGCAACCCTAACGAGGTCCTACCCAAGGCCCGTATGCACGGCTCCGCCGCGGACATTCACGAAGCGGTCGAGGCCACAGGTGCCAAAATCCTGACGTACACAAAGGGCTTCGGCGAGGACTACGACCGCCCACTGTGGGTGCTGGACAAGGGCTGACCCCATGGACATCACCATCGGCACCGGAGTCTGGGGCGACTACGGCAAGTTCCTCCCCGACTGGGCAGCAAGTCTGGCCGCCCAGACCGTCAAGCCCACCGCTGTCGTCATCGTGGACGCTGGCCTGGACGATCCCTGCACCGCGGTTCACGCCGTCCGAATTCTGGAGGCCGCGGACATCCCGGCCACGGTCAAGCAGGTCGAGTACGACTCGGTCGGGGGAGTGCGCAACGCACCCTTCTGGGATGTTCACACCGAATGGGCCATGAGCCTCGACGCCGACGACACCCTCGTCCCCGACGCCATCGAGACCTACGCGGCACTCCAGGACGACGCCGACGTCATCGCACCCGGCGCCATCCGCAACGGCGAGCCCGAGCTCTACCCACACGCCTCCACCGAGGCGGTACTTCAGGCCAGGCACTGCGTCTTGTCCTGCGGCCCGTTTCGGATGAGCTTCTGGCGTCAGCGGCCCTGGCAGACCAAGAACCCCTGGGTTGACAGCGTGTTCTGGATCGGCCTAGCCCACCTCGGCGCGCGCATCGTGCCCGCCCCGAAGCCGACGTTCGTCTACCGCCGCCATGAGGGCTCCATGAACACGTGGTGGAACGACCAGCAGAAACTCCAGGCCCGCCGGCAGATGAAGCAGCAGGCACGCAAGTGGACGCTCACCGACTGAACTTTTAGGTAAAGGTGGGTGGTGACGGTCTTCAAGACCAACGAACGCAACACCTGGTCATGGTGGCGGCACAAATGACAATGGAGCGGAGCATGAAACCCGGCGACAACGTATGGGTCGACTTCAACGGACTCGAACACGAAGGCACCGTCGAGAAAATCCAATCCAGCGGCTGGGTCAGATGCTCCATCGCCATCGACCCCGAATACGACTACGGCAGCATCACACCACGACTCACACCACACACCACCGTCGCCGTGAAAACCACACGCATAAGGCCACGATGACCCACACCATCGGCATCGTGGCCCACACCTCACCGCCGCAGACAAAGCCGCAACCGAACGCAACAAGCAGCGCTTCGAACGGTACCTACAGGCAACAACACCCGAACAAATCCGGGCACTAACCGCCGGTCGATGAGAGGAACAGTCATGGCCGAAGCAGCATCTACCATCACCGTCGCCGTAACCCCCGACATGATCTCCGCTATGGATTCCGTGCGGGAGCTGATCTTTCAGTACAGCGAATGGCTCGACGCCGACCAGCACCTCATCGTCGGAGACGTCGCATCCAGCGACAAGCGCAGCCACGCCGAACTTGTCGACACCTTCCTGAAAGAACACACAGCCAGCGGGCAATGACCTCGTTCGCCATCGGGATCGTCGCCCACACCACACGCGCAGAACAAGCCCACCAACTCATGGAAACCGTAGGCGCCGCATACATGAACATCGACAACGGCGCACTCGGATGCGAAACCAACCACCGCAAAGTCTGGCAACACCTCACCCGCCACAACACAGACTGGCTCGTGGTCCTCGAAGACGACGCCATACCGTGCAACAACTTCCGCGACCAGCTCCACGCAGCGCTAGCAGTGGCACCCAGCCCAGTAGTCTCCCTCTACCTCGGGCGAGAACGACCCCGCGAATACCAACAACGCATCGCCAAAGCCGCTGACACCACAGCACACTGGCTCACCTGCCGACGACTACTCCACGCAGTCGGAATCGCCATACACGCCGACCTCGTACCCCACATGCTCAACAACCTGCCCAACGGCAAACCCATCGACGAAGCAATCAGCGCATGGGCACGCCACCAAAGCCACACCATCGCCTACACATGGCCCAGCCTCATCGATCACGCAGACGAGACGCCAATGATCGCCACCAGAAACGACAACCAACCACGACCACCAGGCCGCGTCGCATGGCAACACGGCGGACGAGACACCTGGACCACCGACACCCAACCGATCTGATGCCACGCGCGCCTAAGGTCTGCCGACACGCAGGCTGCACCACACTCACCACAACCGGCACATGTCCCCAACACACCACACACCGCTGGGGCAACCACCAAGGACGCAAAGTCCCACACTGGTTGCAGCGAGCCACCTTCCGGCGCGACAATTGGACCTGCCAAAGCTGCGGACACACCGCGACTCCCGGCAGTGGACAACTCCACGCCGACCACATCCAACCCCGATCACGCGGCGGCGCAGACACACTCGACAACATGCGCACCCTATGCAAGGCATGCCACGCGCCGAAGTCCCGCGCCGAGGCCCGCGGATCGAACACCTGATCGAAAACCGGTCGAAAGTTAGCTGGAGGCGCGAAACGTGCCCTGACCTGCGGAAACGGCGACCAGCGCGCAAGCCTCTGACCTGCGGAAACACCCCCCAGCAACCCCCTCCCCGGGGGTCTGCGCGGCCCCGGAAGGCGC